AGGTCATAAGCGGCGTAGAGGGATGCTGCCTTGCGCTCGACGATACGCGCATCGCGGGGCCGAAGCCGTGGGGCGGCGGAACCGTCATCCACGCCTGGGAAACCGACAAGGAGTACAAGGCCGTCGAGACGTGCGAGCGCGTGCGCGATGACGTGAGCGGCCTGGACGTGCCGCACAACGGCTGGTACGTGTGCTCGAAGTGCGGGGAGCCGCTGCCCATCATGAACCGCTATTGCGGGGGCTGCGGTGCAATCGTGGGGAAGGTGAAGCGATGAGCGAAGCGACCTGCTTTACCTGCGGAGAAACCTACTACAACGACAAAGCCGAGACTTACATAAAGGTGACACGCATCGAGCGAGACGGAGCCAGGAAGAAAACGACCAAATGGGGCGGCATGGTGTGCGATAAGTGCATACACAAGTTCTTCGGCAAGGAGGGGAGCGAATGACTAGCGCTACGACAATCACAATCACCGAGAAAGTCAGGCCAGCAATGACGAAAGCTGGCAAGAAGGTGCTCGTCCACATGGGACATGTCGGGCAGAGCGTCGGCGGCTTCGTGTGCGAGTACGAGGACGGGAGCATGAGCGAGCTGATTCAGGAGGACTTCGTCTTCCTCGACAGCAAGGAGCTGTTCGACGGTTTCTGCTGGGGAGGTGCGCGATGACTAGCGCGACCGACCGCATCTGCGCGAGCTGCTACTTCTTCAACCCTTGCCCGTGCGGGGCGTGCCCGTATGGCGTGTGCGGTAACACGCACTCAATGTATCTGCATGAGTACGCGCATAAGGATTCGCACGCATGCACCGCCTACATGGAGATACCCACCGAAATCACTGACAAGCTGACCTATTCGACAGGGGAGGGATGGCGATGACTAGCATGACCGACAACCGAACGACCGAGCTGCTGTGCAAGCTGCTCGAAGAGCGCGGTGTCGAATGGAAGGACGGCGAAGCCGCTTACGAAATCGAATGGAACACGCCCGATGGGCGGCATTGCTCCGCGATGTACTGGAAGCCGACGTTCACCGTGCTCGTAAGCGGATGTACGCCCGAGCAGGCCATAGCCGCGACGCTTGGAAGGCCGAAGGTCAAGAAAGTGCGCGGGATGACGTATGACGAGCACGGCGGTGAGGTCTACTACCTCGCGTGCTCTGGATGCGGTGATTGGGTGGACGGCGACCTCGACTGTATCGGCGAGTATGACGGCCCGAACTTCTGCCACAACTGCGGCGGCGAGTTCGACGGGCCGTTGCTGTGCAGGGCGTGCGGCGAGCTGGCAGATATGGAGTTCGGCGATATGTGCGCCGAGTGCTACTGGCATGAAGACGAGGGAAACGATGAGCGATAACCGAACAACCGAGAGGAAATCCCCCGCCGAAGCAAATGGCGATTGCACCATTTGCAAAGGATGGGTTGATGACGGGAGAGGCGGCACGTGCGTTTTCACAGACGATTTTTGGGCACCGCATTGCCCGTATGACAAGGAGGCCAAGCAATGACCGACAACCAAACGACCGAGTTGCTGCGCGAAGGATTGACCGAACGCGGCATCGAATGGCGCAGCGGACTCGAAGGCGTGACCTTCGTGGGCGATTGGTGTTTCATCGAATACGACAACGGGAGACTCGCCGCGACTTGCGAACCAGGGCTCACGCCCGAGCAGGCCATAGCCGCGACGCTGGAGAGCGATGAACCGATATACGACGAGCTTCTGCGCTGCCTTGAGAACGACTGGAACATCAAGGCATCGTGGGACGGTCTGCGCAAGTTCTGGTGCGTCGAGCTGACCGAAGAGGGCGTGCGGATGCGCGACGCGCACGACGAGGCGCTGCGCAGGATTGCGGCGCTCGAAGAGCTTGTTTGGTTCATGGTGCCGTTTTTCGGCTCCGCTTGCTCGCACGAGTGCGGATGCCCAGATGATTATTACTTTGACCCGTACGGATGCGATGACGGATGCAAGGCGTTGAAGGAGCTGAATGAGCGCATGAAAGAGCTGGGAATAGAGGTGGACTGATGAGCGATGAAACGACCTTGCTGCCGTGCCCGTTCTGCGGCGGCGAAGCAAGCAGACGGCTGTTTTATGGCGCTCGGTATGGCGTGTATTGCGACGAATGCGACGCACGTGTGGGCGGATTATTCAACACCGAAGCCGAAGCCATCGCAGCATGGAACGCACGCGCCGAGCACGGCACGCTGACAGCTGAGCATGTGCGCGAGGTAATCGAGCGGCATGTCAAGTTCTACGAGGGCGGCGATTATGACGAGCAGGCAATCGCCGACGAGCTGAACGCCCACGTGGGGCGGACGTGCGAAGCATGCGCATTCAGCAAGCCGACCGACCTCACCGATGGATGCGCGGCGCTGGAAAGAATCGCCGAGCTTGAGGAAGAATGCGACCAGCTGCGCAAGGCCGTGGCCTACTGGCAGAGGATGTACGAAGAGCAGATAGGGGTGAGGAGATGAGCAACGCGACCAAATGCGACCGATGCGGCGCATGCTACGAGTACGGCGGCATGACCGTGGGCGAAGAGTACGACTTGTGCGACGGGTGCGTCGCAGATTTCGAGGCGTGGATGGAGTGCCAACCTGTTACGGGTGCGCCCGAACGTGTAACAGAATCGGGTGAAACGTTACGCGACACCCGCGAGAAGCTGGAAGCGGACGTGCGCAGGAAGCAACGCGAATGGAGCCAGTCACCGTGCGCGTTGGATACTAATGTTCACGAGGTTATAGGCTGGCTCGACCGCCAAGCGGTGATAACCGAGCGTGAAGTGAAGCTGCGAGAACTTCACAAGTTCGAGGAAAACCACCGATGGCATGTGCGCTCAATCGAAGAGGTCAACCAGCAGCTCAACGAGCGAATAAAGGAGCTTGAGGACAAGGTGCGGCGGCAAGCCGAGTCAATCGGGGAGTGGGAGCTGCGCTGTGAGTCCCTGGAAACCGAACGCGACGAAGCGGCCCAGCGCATCCAGACGCTCGAGTTGGAAATCGCCAAGCGCGACAAGGGCATCGAGCGGCTGAAGAGGCGCCGAGGCGAGCTGACCGAACAGCTCGGAGCTATGGCGGACAGGATGGCGAAAGATGGGCGATGACATGCAGACGTGCGCCAACTGCCGCTGCGCCGTCCCCATCGACGACGAGGGCGGCTACCTCGAATGCCACCGCCACGCGGTACAGGTCATTGGCCTGAGCGACGAGGGCGGCACGTGCTCTGGCTTCCCCGCCACGAACCCCTGGGACTGGTGCTACGAGTACGTCGAGGGCATCCCGAGCTGGGCGGGTGACGGTTGCGAATGAGACTATACATCAGCGGCCCCGTGACGGGCATGTACGACCGCAACCGCGAGACGTTCGAGGATGCTGCCAGGGCGCTTTCCGAGGCGGGCCATTCGGTGAGCGTGCCGACCAGGTTCATCGCGGATTCGATGGGCTACCACGACGCCATGAGGACATGCATAGCCGAGCTGCTTCGGTGCGAGGCCGTGGCGTTGCTGCCAGGGTGGGAGCGGTCGTTCGGCTGCGGCGTGGAGGTGTCGGTCGCGAGGGCGTGCGGCATGGACGTCCTGACGTGGGAGGCGTGGGCATGAGCGGCGGGCAGCACGGCAAGGTGTACCAGGCGTCGCTGAGGTGCAGGGAATGCGGCCAGGTCGACCACATATGGAGGAAATGCTCCAAGGCCAGGGCGAAGGGGCACGTGAAGCACATGTACTGTTGGTGCTGCGGCGAAGTGACCGCGCACGAGGAGATAGGAGGAGATTGGTGGAACTCAAGGTGAGATTGACGGACGGCGCGCCGCTGCCGAGGCACGCGAAATTATAGGCGAACATGCGTGCTCTTACGCCTGATATGAGGTATAATTCGATTGTTCGGGTAGTGGCCGAGCGGACAATCGAATATAATATCGAATTGCGCCGTCGGTATGGAGCCACTACCTCCATGCCGACGGCGTTTCGTTTGGAGTAGTGGTCCAGATGGTGAGTCAAGTCAAAAAGACAAAACGGAAAATCTCAATGCCGAAAACCCGCGATACGTGCGCTGTTTGCGGTAACCCGATTAAACCGCCGAAACGTGCGTACTGCTCGAAAGACTGCATGACCTCAGCGCAGACGAAAAGGGAAGCGGAGAAGAAATTTCAATCACGAATAGCCGAAATGGCACAACTAGAGGTCGAAGACATCGATGACGGCGAGGAGTGGCGACCGATTGCAGGATATGAGGGTGAATACGATGTGAGCAATTACGGGAGGGTCCGTTCGCGCGGGTTTATTCAAGAAGCCGTAAACGGGCGAAGAATCCTCATGAAGCCGCGCCTTTTAACGCAGCAAAAGACGAAAGATGGGTATATGAGAATTGAAATCTCAAAGCAGGGGCGGCAGAAGAAGTTCGCCGTTCACCGTCTTGTTGCAAATGCGTTTATTTCGAATCCAGAAAACAAACCCCAGGTGAACCACATCGACAGCGACAGAGCCAACAACAAAGCCGAAAACCTTGAGTGGGTGACTGCGAGCGAGAACGCCGTGCACGCCTGCAAGTACGGGTTCGCGAATCCAGACCCGAAGCTGATGACCGAATGCAAAAGAAAGCCAGTCGTCAGGGAAGATGGCGAAGTGTTTCCGAGTGCAAGAGCGGCGGCGAAAGCGGAGGGGTTATCGGCTGGAGGCATCGAATGGCATCTACGGAAGGGTACGGCTGTCCCACGCAGCGGCCTTAAGTATCAATACGTCGAAGATATGGAGGATAGGGAAGTGAAAAATCTTGAAATCAGGGTAAAGATGAATGAAGGCGTAAAGGTTCCGAGACATTTCCGCGAAGGTGATGCTGGTCTCGATTTAACTTCGCTTCACGCTCATGTGGTCAGACCGCACGAGCGGGTCATGGTTAGTACGGGATTCAGGGCGGCTATCCCGACAGGTTTTTTCGGAATGGTCGTCCCTCGTTCTGGGGTCGCGTGGAAGCGGGGGCTTACGCTCGTCAATTCTCCTGGAATCATCGACTCTAACTATCGCGGCGAAATCCTTCTGCCGATGCTCAACACATCAAACGAGAATCAAACAATCTTAGCAGGTGAGAGAATCGCCCAGATTCTCATATTGACGCATGAGACGGTGTCCTGCGTCGAGGTCGACGAGCTGCCAAGCACCGAACGGGGCGACGGCGGCTTCGGTTCGAGCGGGGCGATGTAGCATGGCGAGAATCAAGATGGACGGCCACGTCGTGTTCAACAGCCCGCAGAAGGCAGCTGCGTGGCTGCACGCCACGGGCCAGACCAAGGCCAGCGACCCGAGGAGCGTGGCTGGCAACGTCAACCGCGCCATGAGGGACGGCGGCAAGGCATACGGCCACACGTTCGAGCGCGGCGAGGGACCCGTGACCCGCGTGCGATGATGGGCCGTGCGCTTCGTGCGCAGACCTCCCTTCCACGACGGCGCGGGGATAGCCCCGCGCCGTCACTCGATGCGGATTGCGGATTCTGGCACGTCGCCCCTCGGGACCGCGCACAGCTCGTAGCCGCACGCGCCGAGCATCTTCGCCAGCGTGTTCGCCTGTGGGCTGCTGCCCTTCGTGCGCTTCACCGACACGTAGGACGGCGAGCGGCCCATCGCGGGGCCTATCGCTATGACTGGCACGCCAGAGCGCGCCGCCGCTTCCTTGACTGCGTCCATCGCCTTCATGACATCGACCTCCTCGAGCGGCGATGGTATCACTTCGGGGCCGTGTTTGCAAATAGCAAAACTTTTTTCAAATTATCCATTGCAAACCAGATACAATCATGTATAATAGACTCATAAGGAAAAACAACCGAGGAGCGAGGAGCACCGAGATGACCGCCAAGAAGCAGACCAAGGCAGAGCGAATCTTCCGCGAAACTTACGCCGAGAGCCGCAACCACATCCGCACGTGGGGCTTCGACGAGAACGCTGGCTGGAGCGGTTTGGTCGATTCCAAGGAGGAGGCGGTGCACGCACGGACGCTGAACGCAATCGACAAGCTCATCGACGCGGAACTCCGCAGCATCGAGCACATGGAGCGCTTCACGTTGAAGCACCCGAGCGGCGACGACGAGCGCGACCTCGCCCGCCTGGAGAGCTACACCATCCGCAAGCAGGCGCTGACCATGACCCGCAACACGGTCGAGAGCGTCCGCAGGAGCGAGCGCGAGTTCAAGGAAATGCTCGCAGCCCTGTAAAGCCGACAAGCCCGAGCTGGGGCGGGCCGAGACCCCAGCACCGACCGAGGAGCAAAGGAGAATGACGATGGGAAAGTACGAGAGCAAGAACGCGGGGGCCGTCCTCGAATACGTCGAGAAGCTGCTGGCGGAAATCGACGGGCAGCCGCGCAAGCGCTACCGCATGCGCGACGTGTGCGACGGGCTGAGCGTGTTCGACTGGTGGACCGATTACATGGGCGTCACGAAGCTGAAGGACATGCGGAAGTTCCTGAAGGCAGCAATCGACCGAGGCTACACGGGCTACGTGTGCTTCAAGGTCGGGGCCTCGGGGTGCGCGAACGGCATGTGGGCGCATGTGGAGGAGTCGGAGGACGGGTACTCGCCAAGCGGCGCGTTCCTGTACAAGAGCTTCACGCCAGACTACAACTGCTGGTCGGCCAAGACCGAGGACGGCGAGTACTATCCCGAGGCGGCTGGCGGCGAATGGAACTCATGCAAGACGGTCAAGCAGCTCGACGCGATGCTCGAGGGGGTGGCGTAGCGTTCGCGCGGCCCATTTTCCGCGGAGGGTGCCAGCTCTGAGGAGCTGGCACCCGTGGGGCGGCAACCCAGAAACGACGCACATCGGCCGCCCCTCGGGTGCCCCGAGCACCATCCGAAATTCCCTGAAATTACCTATTGCAAAACGCTTGCAACCGAGTATAATAGTTCTTGTAAGGAAAAGCACCGAGCCGAGAGGGGCAGACATGGCAAACATCATCACGGCAGCCGAAATCACCGAGAGCATCGAGCGGGTCCGCGAGAGCCAGCGCAACAGGGCGGAGCGCATAGCGAACTGCGAGGTCGATGACACGGATTGCTTCATGAGCATCGCGAGCGACCGAGCGGCACTGGAACTCTACGAGAAGCAGCTGGAAATCCTGAACGACGGCGGCTACGCGTGGTTCACCGAGTACGCGACGCTCGACGGCCAACTGGTCGACGCCCGCTGTGTCGAGACTCGGTACGGAGCCAAGCTGGTCGCCGACATGCCGAACGGCGAGACGGTGTGGACCACGGCAACCACCGACAAGGGCCTCGCCAAGCGCGGGCTGCGCAAGGTGCGCGTCAAGCGCGCCGCATGGGCGGACTTCGGCAGCCCATGGGCGACGGTCTACGCATCGAAGTACAACAGGGCCACGGGGAAGGAGGAGAACGGCCCAGTCGAGGTCGAGCTGTAGGAAAAGGAAAAGGCCCCGAATGGAGAGTTCGGGGCCACCGAGGAGCCAAGGTCGGGAAGACCTGGCACGGAGAGGAGTATACCACATGAGCACGAGGAGCGCGACAATCATCCGCCAGGAGCAGCAGAAATGGAAGGCGCTGGAGGGCGGCGGCTACGAATCGGACGGACTGGAGGTCGTGGAGGTGGCGCGGTTCTACCGCCACTGCGACGGCTACCCGACGGGCCACGGGCTGCAGATGGCGACGAGCTTCGCCAGGACCGAGGGCGCCGAGCGCCGCGACTGGTTCCAGCGGTTCCTCGGCCCGTTCATGACGGGCGAGGGGCTTGTCGGCACGGCCTTCGAGAGCTGGGGCGCGCCGACGCTCGAGTTCGAGCCGAAGGGCACGATGCACGGCGACCTGGAGTACCTGTACGCCGTGACGCAGCGGGCCAAGCGCGTCGAAATCGCGGTCTGGGCAATCGGCTGGGACGAGCATTACGAGGACGTGATGGACGGCAGCCCGCTGTTCGAGGGCACGCCAGAGGAGTACATCGCGGAGTTCGGGAAGGCGGAGTAAACATGGGGGCATGCAACTTCATCCAGTTCAAGTCGGCGCGGACCGCGCAGCACGCGTTCGACGCCCTCGTGGCCGAGGCGGAGTGGGACCACGGCCACGACCCCTACAACGGGACCATCAGCACCACGCGCCTGAAGCGAGGCCACGCGACCGTCGCCGAGGAATGGGGCGAGGCGGCGAGGGATGCCGCAATCGGGATGGCGGATGCGGACGGCTGGGGCGAGAAGCGGGAGTCCCGCGCAATCGACTGCGGGCGGATAGGCGAGGCTGGACCGCACATGTGGGCGTTCTACGGCTGGGCCGCGTGTTAGGAGGGGCCATGAAGGCATACGATTTGAGCCGCGATGAGATAGCGGCGTTCCTGGGGACCGACGAGGGCAGGGCGTTCCTGGAGGGAATCGACGCCAAGTGGCCTGAGGCAATCGGGCCGATGCGGGAGTCTGGCTTCATCGCGCAGGCCGCTGGCGGCGTGGCCGTCGCCATGACCTACGCGAACATGGTGGAGGCGCAGGGCCTCGAGGGCGCGGCGCGCATGCTCCAGATGAACGGCGTCGAGATGCCCGCAGGGGCCAACGAGACGGCGCCTGACGGGCGGCAGGCGTGAAAACTGGCAAATACCCACCGAGGACGATAGCGGGCGCGAGGGCGCCCGAGGAAGGCGGAGAAGATGGACCTTGCAGGGAAGCGGCGGGAGGACGCCATAAGGCGGAGAATCCGCGAGCTTGTGGACGGGCGCAAGGTGGCGATAAGCGCCATAGCGCTGAAGGCTAGGGTCGACCAGGGCACGGTGAAGGCGGTATACGAGAACTCGGGGCCGAAGAAGCAGGGAATCATGGCCGCTACTGCGGGCAAGCTGGAGGCGGGCCTGGACGAGCAGGAGAGGGCGCTGGGCATGGTCAAGAGGTGCGGCACGTGCGGAAGGGTGTTGCCAGTCGGTCGGTTCAGCGCCAACAGGTGCGCCGACGACGGGCTGCAAACGCAGTGCAAGGAGTGCGTGAGCGCGGCCTACAGGAAGAGGTCTGGAGGGAAGGGAGCCGAGAAGGTGAACGACTACACGAAGAGGAACATCGACGCCGACATAGTGCGCAAGGTGAAGGCGGAGGACAAGCGCGACGTCGAGAGCAAGTACATGGCGCCGTACTTCGGGCTGGAGCCGAAGCAGCTCGACGAAATCAGAAGGGGCATCTGGGACAAGCTGCTGCTGACGCCGATGGTGCCCAAGCGCGCCGACTCGGTGCTTGAGGCCGTGGAGCTGCTGCGCGGCGAGGTCGCCCTGCTGAGGAGGGAGGTCGAGTCCGTGATGATGGAGCTTGGCGTCGACGTGAAGACCGTCGCGGGGGCCACGGAGGCCGCCGCTGAGGCGCGGTAGCGCGCGATAGACGGGATTACCAGATTCGCAGGAATGCGGGCGGCAGGGCGCCCGAGGAAGGAGATGACATGGCGTTGGATATTGGCGAGTACGTCGTCGGCACATTCGAGCCGTGCGACGTTGAGGAGCGCGTCGAACCCGAGGTGCTTGGCTACATCGAGGACAACGGCCTGATGGACCAAATCGTGCTCACGACGGTCAATTACCTGCGCGACGCTTACGATTGGGACTTTGGCGACACAATCTACGAGTGCCTTTGGGCGGCGTTGCTAGAGGAATTTGGCAAGGAGAAGCTAAAGGAGCTGGAATCATGAACCGAAGGCAAATCGAGGCGGTTTTCTCCGAACTGGAGGCGAGCAATCCACTTGACAGGGCGCATCTGTTCCTTGACCTCACAACCGACAATGGGAGTTCATGCGAGCTTGTCGTCCGATACGGCGAGTACGACCTGTTCCTGGACGACGGGCTGCTCGTCATGCGCTACTGCTATACGGACGGCGACATGCTGCCATTCTCCAACACGCCAGACAGGCGGCACGTCGGCGTCAACTTCATACCGTTCGAATGCATCAAGCTAGTCGAGCTTGGTTCTGGGGAGGTGCAACCACGATGGTGAAGAACTGGTACGGCAGCCTGAACCTCGAGACGGGGCCAGAGATGCGCGAGGTCCCGAGGGACAAGTGGCCCGTCATGCCAGGGCTTGAGAGCGAGCCGCTGAACGTGTGGCTCAGCAACGAGTTCATGGCCGTACTCTACCGCCAGAGGGTCGGCGGCGCGCTCAGGCTGTGCGTCAACAAGACGCGCAGGAACGGCAAGGATTGGCGCGACGGCATTACATGGGACGAACTCCAGAGAATCAAGAACGAGACGCTGGGCGAGGACGTTTGGTGCATCGAGAACTACCCCGCGCAGTCGGAGGTGGTGAACGTGTCGAACATGCGCCACCTCTACGTCGTCGACGAGCCGCCTGCGCAGAGGTTCCCGAAGGAGGCGTTCGTGCCAGACGACGAGCTGAAGGCGGCGCTCGCCGCAATCAAGAGGGCGGTTGCGCGATGAGCGACTGCGACCGCTGCGCGAACATGGGATACCACGGAATCAGGCGCGACGGATGGCCCTCGACGGTCTACCGCTACTGCAAGCGCTTCGGCCACAACAGGCCGCCCGATGACTGCTACCTGTTCGACGAGGGCGAGCCTAGGTACTACGACAAGCATGGCGTCGAGATGACCCGCGAGGAGCTTGACGCCATACCCGACAGGATGGAGTCGCGAAATGAGCTATGAGTTCGGTGACTGGGTCATCTACGACCCAGGGTACATGCGGGAAATCGGGCGCGTGGCGAGCTGCGGGGAGCATTGCGCGTTCGTTTGCTACACGCAGGGGTGCACGGCGGCGGCGACGCGGTTCGAGCACCTGCGGCCCGCCACGGATGCGGAAATCGCCGAGGCGCCAGACGGCATCGGCTACCACCGCTTCGACGCGACGTGCCCGAGCAGGGACGAGGAGTGCTGCGGCGCTTGCAGGGCGGCGAGGGCATGAGCGGGAAGCCGAGCGGGTGCAGGGGCTTCTACGTCCCGTGGATATGCGGTTTCTGCCCGATGATAAGGGAATGCAGGCCGAGGAACGGAGGACGGACATGGCGAGAATCACGGTCCAGCGGCAATGCTGGCAGAGGTGGCCGCGCGTCCTGATAGCGGAGAAGCGCAACGACGACGGAACCATCGAGGAGCGCCGCTACGTGCCAGAGGGCGGCACGGAGAACGAATGGAAGGCCCGCTGCCGCGACATCATGAACATATGCGACGAGCGCGGTCGCGACGCCGAGAGGAGTGCGAGGCTGATGGAGGCGGCGGTCAGGGAGTGCTACCGCAAGCAGGCCGAGGTCGACGGCTTAAATTGGGCAATCGAGGAACGCGACCAGCTCATCCGCGACCTGCTGCGCGAGGCGTGGGTCGCGCAGCATGACGACCCGTTCTATGCGGGATACCGAGAGCTTGGACAGCGCCAGACGTTCGAGGAGCGGGCGCGGGAGCTTGGAATCGAGGTATGAAATGGGAGACCCGCAGGCTATGCGCTGAAGGGCTGATGCGGCTCTGAAAGTTTCCCGAAATTCCCTATTGCATAATAGTTTTTAATCAATTACAATAGGCACATAAGGAAAAGCTAAGACACCGAGGAGGCAGATATGAAGAACCTGAACGCATACAACGAGGCCAACGCCCGCGAAATCGAGATGATGGTCGGCAAGGCGATGTGCGCATTCGCGAACGCCGAGAGCATCAAGCGCAACGCCAAGAAGAACATCGAGGAGTACGGCCACGAAGAGTATCGAGTCGCGGTACAGGCATGCATGAGCGAGTACGAGGCGACGGTCCGCTGCATCGGCATGTTCGTCAAGGACAGCCTCTACGCAATCCAGGCATACGTCGTCGAGCGCGCCGAGGAGGAGCTGCTGAACGCGTAGCGGCAGGCAAGCCCAGCGGGGAGGGCGGTTCCCCGCATCGACCGAGGAACAGAGGAGGAACCGAGATGACGCGCAGGGAACTGGCAGAGGGAATCGCCCGCATGTACATCGAGATGGGGCGCTGGAGCACCGAGCGCCACAGCGAGGCGGAGTACGTGCGCAGGCTGCTCAAGGGCGTCGGGGCGATGAAGCCGCAGAGCAAGGCAGAACTCCAGGCATGGCACGACCGCCTGGCGGCGGACATGGGACGATAACGGGGGAGGTCGAAATGACGGAGCTGGTTGAGAAGGCGCATCAGGGCGGCCGCAGGATGGGCGCCTACATCGTCGCGAGGGACGGCGTCGCCCGCGCTCTGGAGCGCGGTTCGCTCGCGCACGTGCGGTACGAGCGCAAGGCGCTGAGGGACGCGTACGACAGGGGATACGCCGAGGCGGTCGCTGAGGCGTCGCAGGAGGTCCGCAATGGCTGAGCGTGCAACGATGTCCGATTGGTTCGCAATCGGGTGCGAGGCGGCGCGAGAGGGCCGCAGGCGGGTCCCTGCGCACGACCCGCGCATCGCGGGCATGCTGGAATCCGAACCGTGCGAGGCTGGAAGCCCAGAGGCGACGGGCCATATGTGCGCGATGGTCGCATGGCTGGAGGGTTACGACTCCGAGCTGCGTCGGCAGATGATGCTGGCATGAGAGGCATCCGAAACTTTTTCAAAATTACCTATTGCTCTATTGTGCATTATAGATTATAATAGACTCATAAGGAAAAACCGAGGAGCAAGGAGAGAGCGATGAACAGCACGGAGAAGGCAATCCTGGAGGCGACGGGCTGGAAGGCAGACGACGGATACAGCGGGTGCATGACGAAGCGTTGGGGCGAGGTCGCCGTTGTGATATGCCCGCCCGAACTCGGTGATGGCGGCTGGGGCTACCAGGCGTTCGACGAGAGCGACGATGAGGCCATGATGTACGGCGAGCAGGCGTTCGAGGACTACGGATTCGCGAGCCTCGTGAAGGTCGTCGAGCACGTCGAGGAGTGCATGGCATAGGCGGGAAGCACATCATGGACAGGGCGTTCCATCGGGAGCGCCCTTCTTTTTGTGACATACGGCGTAGCATGGGGGCCGTGGAGAACAAGCAGACATACCCCATCGTCGAGGAGCGGCGTCGTGATGGCGTCGTCCTTTTATGCCCAGATTCATGGGCGCTCGTCTGGAGGCTGGTCGATGGCGGCGGCAGAATCGTCGGATGGGTAGACGGGTGCTACCGCGTGTTAACAGACAGGTGGCCGTCATGACGTTCCAGCCGATACAGAGCAGGGAGCGGGCCAGGCAGCTAATCAGCTTCGAGGGCATGGACCTCGGCCCGAGGCTGTGGCCGACGGACTTCGACGCGGCAATCGAGTGGAAGGACCGCGCGTGGCTGCTGTTCGAGGTGAAGCACGGCGACAAGGCGGTTCCGCTGGGGCAGCGGCTCGCGCTTGAGCGGTTCGTGCAGGACGTGTGGCGCGGCGGGAAGAAGGCCGTCGCAGCCGTTGTCGAGCATCACATCGCCGACCCGAGCGAGGACGTGCGGCTGGCCGACTGCCAGGTGCGCGAGGTGTTCGTGGGCGGCGAGTTCGTTTGGAGGGCGACCAGGCGGCGCATGACGGCCTGGGAGCTGACGGACGCGTACACGAGGTACGCGGGGAGGAGATGCGCATGAGCGACACCGTACAAACGTGCGAAATTTTTGCGCGCTCCTTTATCGACCAGGCAAAACGAGCTATAATTACTTTTGAAACGATGGTTGCGGCATCGTTCGGAAAACTGTATATTGCAGAAGAGCGCTCGTTGGCTGGCCGCAACCCAGTCGGCGAGCGCTTTCAGTTAGGCAGGTTGCGGATGTCTAATCAACTCGACCTCACGGGCCAGCGTTTCGGTAGGCTCACCGTCATCAAACGCTGCGGCACATCAAAAGAAGGCCAGAAAATCTACCTCTGCAAGTGTGACTGCGGGAACACTAAGGAAGTCAAATCTGGGAATCTCAAGAGCGGCAACGTCAGGAGCTGCGGGTGCCTTAGAAAAGAAACAACGAGAAGAATCAACAAGGAACGCAACACGCGCCACGGAGGATGCGGCACGAGACTCTACGGCATATGGTTCGATATGCGTCAGCGATGCAACTGGGAAAAGTCGATAAACTGGGCCAACTATGGCGGTCGCGGAATCAAGGTCTGCGACGAATGGCAGGTTGACTTCGTGCCGTTCCGCGACTGGGCGCTCGCAAACGGGTACAGGGACGACCTCACACTCGACAGAATAGACGTGGACGGCAACTACTGCCCCGATAACTGCCGATGGGCCGACCTCGACGAGCAGAACAACAACAAGCGAACATGCGTGTACGTGACCATAGACGGCGTTACTAAAACCGTTACGGAATGGTGCAAGGAAACAGGAGTCAACAGAAAAACGGCGTTCAACAGGATAAAGCGTGGATGGAACCCGATTGAAGCGGTATCAAAGGAGGTTTCCCGATGAAGCCAATGCCAGAATTAAAAATATCAACAGCAAAGGTAGACGACTTAATCCCATATGTTGGAAACGCAAAATTACATCCTCATCAACAAATCGACGAGATAGCGCAGTCGATTATGGAGTTCGGGTTCAACGACCCGATAGCCGTCTGGCACAACGCGGACGGCGACATGGAAATCGTGGAGGGGCACGGGAGGCTGCTGGCGCTGAAGAAGCTGCGCTGGGAGGAATGCCCCATCATCTGCCTCGACCACCTCTCGGACGCGCAGAGGCGGGCGTACACGCACGTCCACAACCAGCTGGCAATCATAGAGGGGTTCGACCTCGACATACTGGCCCAGGAAATCGCGAAGATTGACATCGACCTGGATGACTACGGATTCGACTTCGGGTTCGACAACGAGATACAGGACCTCGGGGAGCCGAGATTCGAGCCAGAGCCGCAGGGCGAGCTTTTCGACGTGCTGTTCGTGTGCCACACGCCAGAGGACAAGGCGTGGCTGAGGGACTTCCTCAACGTCAACGGCGACCTGAAGCCGCGATACGAGTTCGAGGAGGTGTTCTAATGGCGCTCGAGGTAGTTAAGGTGCCAATCGGCGAGCTTTTCGAGTACGAGGGCAACGCGAAGCTGCACAGCCATCACCAGGTCGACGAGATAGCGAACAGCATCAGCGAGTTCGGATTCAACGACCCAATCGCCGCATGGCACAACGAGGATGGCGACGCCGAGATTATCGAAGGCCACGGGCGGCTCATGGCGGCGCGGAAGCTCGGCATCAAGCAGGTGCCAGTCGTGTTCCTGGACGGCCTCACGGACGACCAGAGGCGCGCCTACGCCCTGGTGCACAACAAGACGACCCAGGACAGCGGGTTCGACCCAGAGACCATCCTCCGCGAGATGGAGGAGCTTGAGGGGTTCGACTGGGAGTCGTTCGGGTTCGACCCGATAAACGTCGCCGACGAGCTTTCGGCGATGGACGACTGGAAGCCAATCCAATGGGACGACGACGAGACCGACGAGGTGCTTACCGCGTTCGTGTGCACCGTCCGCCTCAGGGGCGAGGAGCAGAAGGAAGCCATGTTGGAGCGCGTGGGCGGGGACACGCTGCGGCGCATGTACCGCGTCGGCGATATGGTATGAGGTTCCTTGTCCCGAGCTACGGGAGGGCGGGCAAGGCGAGGACAATCGACTTTCTCCACGAGAGCGGCTTGAAGCGCCCAGAAATCGTCGTCTCCACTCAAACGGAACAAGATTACGCTGACTACAGAAACACGTACGGAGAAGTCGCCACAGTCGTCTACAGGCCCGCTTCGAACCTCTCTGGAAACGCCAATACGGCGCTCTCGGAGCTTGAGAGCGGTGAAATTGCCGTAATCATGGACGACGACATACGGGGCGTCCAGGTCTACGACCCGAAGGAGGACGGGACCGCGAGGGGCCGTAGGGCGACCGCACGAGAGTTCATGATGCTTGTCGGAGAGCTTTCTTCAGAGGTGGAGCGCAGGGGGCTTAACGTCGGCGTCGCGTATCCGACGGAGAACCCGCTGTCGATGAAGTCCGCCATGAGGGCGGGGAGGTTCAGCTTGAACCGTCTCGGCAGCGGTTGGCTCATGGTCGTCAGGGGCGGAGAGGTCGAGTTCGACGAGTCCCTCGACAGCTGCGAGGACTACGACGTGCAGCTCAAGGAGATATGCTCGGGGAGGGACATCGTCAGGCTCAACTGCATGGGGCCGCTCACCGTCCCGCGCTCCGAGGCCAACGGCGAGCAGGACGGCGGGCGGGGCTTCTTCTACGAGGACGACAGGCATCGCGAGAACGTCAAGGAGGTCGTCAGAAGGTACGCGCCGATTGCGAAGGCGGGGCGCGGCCTCAAGAAGGTGCTAATCGATACGAGGTACGTATGAGCGATTGCAAGAAGGGCTACGGAAGCCCGAGATGGAGCGGCGAGATATGCGACTGCTCGCTGCCGATGACGATGGACACCTACAGCAATTGCAGCTTCGGGTGCGTCTACTGCTTCTCGCAGTACCAGCGGGGCATCGGGGGCGGCAAGGACGACTACAAGGCGAAGAACGTCAGGAGCGTCGACGCCGAGAGGGTCAAGCGCATATTCACGGGCGAAATCGAGAGCCAGTTCTGGCCGTTCATACAGGCCCGCAAGACCATCCAATGGGGAGGGCTTTCCGACCAGTTCGACGGGTACGAGAAGATGCACGGCGTCACGCTTGAGCTGCTGCGGTTCTTCAAGGAGATAGACTACCCCATCAGCTTCAGCACCAAGAGCACGTGGTGGCTCGACGACCCGCGATACCGCGAGCTTTTCCAAGACCAGAGGAACTGGCACTGCAAGTTCAGCATAATCACGACCGACGAGCAGGACGCAAAGAGAATCGAGCGGTTCGTTCCAAGCCCGCAGGAGCGGCTGGAGGCAATCGGGAAGTACACCGACCTCAACGCGGGCGGCGCGACGCTCAGGCTCAGGCCGTTCATCATCGGAGTCAGCTCCAAGACGTACCCAGAGCTTATACGCGCGGCGGCGGCGCAGGGCGCAATCAGCATGACGACCGAGTTCTTCTGCCTGGAGAGGCGCAGCGTGAACATCGCAAAGGAGAACTACGCCGAGATGTCGGACGTCATCGGCCACGACATCGTGAAGTTCTACGCGCGCAACAGCAACGGCCAGGGCTACCTGCGGCTCAACAGGGCCGTGAAGGAGCCTTACGTCAGGGACATGCAGCGCATAGCGCACGAGTGCGGCATGGAGTTCTACGTCTCCGACGCCCATTTCAAGGAGGCGAGCGACAGCAAGTGCTGCTGCGGGCTGAACGACTCGTGGAACCTCAGCGGCAACAACTTCGCGGAGGCGCTCCAAATCTGCAAGAGGAACGGCATCGTCACGTTCTCGGAGGTGATGGAGGACTCCGAGTGGCTACAGTTCGACTGGGGCAAGGCCGACGGTTACAACACGGGGAGCGTGGAGAGCAGGGCGCGCTACGACGGCATGACGATGCGGGATTACCTTCGTTACACGTGGAACCACCCGAACAGGGGGCAGGCGCCGTACACTTACTTCGAGGGCGTCATGAAGCCCGTGGGCGTCGACGGCAACGGTGACGTGATATACGCCTGGGACCAGGGGCGGACCTACGTGGAGGGCGGCGATGGCAGGTAAGGGGAGCAAGGGAGGCCCCCGCGACAAGTGCACCGCCGAGGTCGTGCGGAAGGCGGTGAAGCTGAAGAAGGGCGGCGCTCCGAACAAGAGCATAGCGATGGCGCTGAACATCTCGGAGAGCACGTTCTACCGATGGACGAGCACGCCGAAGACCAAGAACCAGCGGGAGTTGTCGGAGGGGTTAAAAAAGGCCGAGGCCGACTACGACAACGCGCTGCTCGGAATCATCGCGAAGGCCGCGCAGGAGCGCGACTGGAAGGCGGCTGCATGGCTTCTGGAACGCAAGCATCCAGAGCTTTACGCGAGGCCAGAGGTCAGGCTCAAGGCGATGCAGGAGAAGCCGACAGATGAGGGCGAGCAGGTTCCGACTTTCGTCTACAGGAGGAGTTGAGATGACGGTGGAAGTCAGGCGGGGCGACGTGTGGGCACTAGGCGACCATAGGCTGATGTGCGGCGACAGCACCGACCCAGACGACGTTGCGACGCTCATGGGCGGGGGTCGTGCCGAGCTTCTGTTCACAAGCCCTCCGTACTCCGACATGCGCGAGTACAACGGCGCGAAGGAACTCGACCCGTCGCACATGGCGAAATTCATCAGCATCTACGCGCCATACTGCGAGTACATGGCGGTCAACCTTGGAATCAAGCGCAAGGACAGGGAAATCGTGCCGTATTGGGATGAGTACATCTACGCGGCGCACGCGGCTGGGCTGAAGCTGATGGCGTGGAACGTTTGGGACAAGGGCGAGTGCGGGAGCGTGGCGGCGCAGAGCGCGTTCATACCGATACGGCACGAGTTCATATTCGTGTTCGGGCGGAACGACAAGCAGCTCAACAGGACGTGGAAAAAGCAGATTAGGTCAATAGTTGAAAAAGGCAAGGAAAAAACGAGCATCAGACAGAGCGACGGCGTAATCAAGCGAAGTTACAAGGGAGACACATCGCGCATGTTGAAGGAAATGGAGAGCGTCGTCCAATGCAGACAAGTGAAAGGGCTGCAGGTGGCGACGAACCATCCAGCGCCGTTCCCATTAAGGCTACCGAGCGAGTACATAGCGGCAATCACTGATAAGGGGCAGGGAGTTTGCGAGCCGTTCAGTGTGAGCGGGACGACCATCATCGCAGCTGAGAAGTTCGGGCGCGCGTGCTACGCGATGGAGCTTGACCCGACGTATTGCGAGGAAAGCATATGGCGATGGGAAGTAAAGACGGGCAAGCGGGCCGAGCTTTTGGAGAGGCTATGACTTTCAACGTAGCGGACATAGTGGCCGAGCACTTCGACCCAGTATTCGACGAAATCATGACGCACGCGCGCAGCGAGTTCTGGCTGAAGGGCGGGCGCGGCAGCACCAAAAGCTCGTTCGTGAGCATCGCGATAGTCATGCTCATGCTCGCGAACAGGGACGCGAACGCCGTCATCGTCAGGCGGTACGGGGCGACGCTGAGGGACAGCGTCTTCAACCAGATGCTGTGGGCCGTCTCGATGCTCGGGCTTGAGTCGTGGTTCAGGGTCACGAAGAACCCGATGGAGCTGACGTACACGCCCACGGGCCAGCGCATCGTGTTCCGAGGCCTCGACGACCCGCTGAAGATGAAGGGCGTCAAGTTCACGCACGGATACTGCGCCATCCAATGGTTCGAGGAAATCGACCAAATCGAGAACTGGGACAAGGTTTCGAGCGCGCTCCGCTCGTTCAGGCGCGGCGGCGACCGCTTCTGGACGTTCTACAGCTACAACCCGCCGAGGGTGGCGTGGAGCTGGGTCAACGAGAAGGCAATCGAGATGCAGTCGAAGCCCACGTGCCTCGTGGACCACAGCACATACCTCGACGTGCTGGAGGGCGGGCACCTCGACTGGCTCGGCGAGCAGTTCGTCGAGGACGCGGAGTACGAGCGGGAGCGGAACCCGCAGCACTACCAGTGGGAGTTCCTTGGGGAAGTCACGGGCACGGGCGGCAGCGTGTTCGAGAACCTGAAGGCCGTCACGCTGAGCGACGAGCAAATCGCGACGTTCGACAACCACCGCAACGGCGTGGACTGGGGCTGGTTCCCCGACCCGTGGCGCTTCGTGAGGTGCGAGTGGCAGCCAGGCAACGCCCGCCTGATAATCTTCGACGAGGCCACGGCCAACAAGAGGACGCCGCAGGAGACCGCGCAAATCATCCGAGCGAAGCTCACCTACCCGACCAGGCCAGGCATGCGTCCCGTATACCACCAGGAAAGGGTGCTGTGCGACGACGCCAACCCAGGCGACATACGGGTGTACGCAGACGAGGGAATCAAGGCGTACAGCGCGGAGAAGGGCAACATGCGCCACGCGAGCTACCTCTGGCTCGCTGGGCTGCGCGAAATCTGGATTGACCCCGAGCGGTGCCCGCTGGCATGGCGCGAGTTCAGCCTGTGCGAGTACGCCAAGGACAGGGACGGCAACTACGTCGACGACTTCCCAGACGGGAACGACCACAGCATCGACGCGGTTCGCTACGCCATGATGCAGGAGGTGCGCAAGGGCGCGTACTCCAAGGGCAGGGACTACTCGGGGCCGTTCGGCATGTGACGATTTTGGCGCCGTGACCTCGCGAAATGGGGTATAATAGAACAAACGTCGGTGGTTGCAGCGCCGCGCGAAAACGGATAACATATGGGGAGCGCCCGCCGATTAGCTGCAACCTAGTCGGCGGGCGTTTCCATTGAGGCAGGTTGCAGATGTCGAAGAGAGTTGACCTTACGGGAAAGAAGTTCGGATACCTCACGGCCATCAAGCCCACCAGAATGACGGAAGAGCATAGCCAACTATGGCTGTGCAGGTGCGATTGTGGCAACTTCAAGGAAGTCGAGGCGAGGTACCTCAAGAGAAAAAGGCCGCATAATTGCGGATGCATGACCAAAAAACTCCAAAGCAGCCGAAGCGAGAACCACGGAGCGAGCGGGACCAGGCTGTATTACGTTTGGTATTCAATCAGATGCAGGTGCGAACGCGAGTACTCAAGCGAATATCAAAACTACGGCGGTAGGGGCATATCTGTATGCGCGGAATGGCGCGATAGTTTTCCCGCGTTCCAAGAATGGGCGCTTTCAAACGGCTATGATGAGAACGCGCCGAGAGGCGAGTGCACCATCGACCGCATAGACGTCGACGGCGACTATGAGCCGTCAAATTGCAGGTGGGTTGATATCACGACGCAAGCAAACAATAGGCGCAATAACAGGTACGTGACAATCGACGGAGTCACGAAGACGATAACAGAATGGTGCCGTGAAACTGGCATAAAGAGCCATATCGCCTATTGGAGGATAAAGAGCGGATGGGAACCCGCCCGCGCTGTCACGGAGCCGTACAATCGGGAGGAGGCGATGAAGGCCGCTCTCAAGGCGAGCAGCAAGTCCGTCATCGTAGACGGGAAAGACGTATACGAAAGCATAAAGGCTGCGGCCAAGGCAATCGGTGTCAGTCCGAGCACGCTTAGTGAATCTTTAAAAAACGGCTGGAAGGCTGGCGGTCATAACGTTTCCTATGCGAAGAGGGGCGCATGACAATGAAGGCGAAAAATTGGTGCGTTTACGAGCACGTATTCCCGAACGGCAAGAGGTACATCGGGCAGACGAGCATGGAGCCAGAGGCCAGGTGGAACAAGGGGCACGGCTACGACACTCAAGACAAGATGCGCAAGGCAATCGAGTATTACGGATGGGATAATATCGCCCATCACGTCATAGTGGGAGGGTTGACGCGCAAGCAGGCGGACGAGCTGGAATCGTACCTCATAGCGACGCTCGACACCATCAGGGACGGCTACAACGTTGCCATCGGTGGTTCGGGGAGAATCAACGACATGTACATCAGCGGCTACCTATCTTCGATGATACGTGCAGCTATGGGGCCTTACGCCGGAATCCTCGGCGGTTGGCAACTCGTGAAGAACGCATACGAGGCGAGGTTCGACGAGCCGCACGCGAACTACTTCAACGAGGCATGTGACGCGGTAACGAGGAAATGGGGCGAGTACAGCAGCACCAGGGCGGATGACGTTGTGTGCTTCTGGTATCACATGGGAGAGTACGACGAGCTGAACTTGCTTAGGGAGTTGGGCTACGACATATCGGAATGGTTTGAGACGTATCCAGCGATTGAGGACATCACGATATCCAGAATCGACGAGCTGGAGAAGAAGGGCAACCATGTCGAACAGCTCGGAACCCGTTCGAGCATCGAACCCCTGCATGAAAGCGAGGTTGCGAGACTATATGGAGCAACAGTGCATCAACGGATGAGGAAATACGGCGATTCGCTTGAGGAAGCAATCGAGTTCGCGGCGGAGCTTGAGAGGCGGGCAATGGCCTATACCGAGGCGGTGGAAGCGGCTGGCATGTGACGCATCACCGAAAATATCCCCAAGGACATAGAATCGGGGAAGGGGCCGCATGGTCACAACGTACACATTCCAGGACTTCGAGGCGGCTCCTAGCAGGGCCGAGTTCATCGGCAGCGCAATCGCCGCGCACAAGTCGTCCGACGCCTACAGGCTGGCGCTCGTGGCGGACGCGTACGACCGCCAGGAGAACGTCACCATCAACGAGTACGCGCGGATGCTCTACTCGATGAAGGTGACGTACGACGACGAGGGGAACCGCAAGGCTGGCGTCGGCAAGTCGGAGGACAGGACGGCAGCGAACAACAAGCTGGCGTCCAACTTCTTCAACCGCCTGAACACGCAGCGGGTGCAGTACAGCCTGGGCAACGGAATCAGCTTCGTGCAGCCAGACGAGGAGCAGACGGGCGAGGACGAGGTGAAAGAGGCGATGGGTCCAGGGTTCGACAGGCGAATCGCCGAGGGCGCGTACCTCGCGTGCAAGCACGGCGTCGCCTTCATGTTCTGGAACGTCGACCGAGTGCACGCGTTCCCCCTGACCGAGTTCGCCCCGCTGTACGACGAGCGCACGGGCGTCCTGCGGGCTGGCATACGGTTCTGGCAGATGGACCTCACGCGCCCGCTGAGCGCCACGCTGTACACCGAGGACGGGTTCAGCGACTGGCTGGCCGACGACGGGGTCATGCGCCCGCTCGACCGAGACGGCAACCCAGCGGAATCAGAGGTGGTGCAGGCGTACCGCACCGAGACGGCCTACACCGAGGCGGACGGCGAGCAGATAGTGGGCGAGCAGAACTACGGCAGCCTCCCAATCGTTCCGATGTGGGCGAGCCGCCTCAAGCAGAGCACGCTGGTCGGCATGAGGGCGCACATCGACGCCTACGACCTGGTGAAGTCGGGTTTCGCCAACGACCTCCAGGACTGCGCCACGGCGTACTGGATTGTCGAGAACGCGATGGGCATGAGCGACGCCGACCTGGCCGAGTTCCGCGACAGGCTGAGGCTGGAGCACATCGCCAAGGTCGACGGCACCGACGGCGCCAGGGCCACGCAGCACACGCAGGAGATACCGTACGCCGCGCGGCAGGCGCTCCTGACGGAGCTTCGCAACGGCATATACGAGGACTTCGGCGCGCTCGACGTGCACACCGTCGCAGCAGGTGCGACCAACGACCACGTCGACGCGGCGTACCAGCCGATGGACGAGAATGCCGCCGACTTCGAGTACTGGGTGGGCGAGTGCGTCGAGCAGCTGGTTCGGCTCGCAGGATACGAGGACTCGCCCGTGTTCCAGCGCAACCGAATCAGCAACCAGCTCGAGCAGGTGCAGATGGTCACGATGGAGGCCCAGTGGCTCGATGCCGCCACGGTGCTGCGCAAGCTGCCGAACATCCGACCCGACGAGGTGGCCGCAATCCTGCGCTCGGTGGACGCCGAGGCCATGAACGTCTACGGGTACGGGCAGCAGCCGTCCGAGGAGTAGCCGATGGATGCGGCGCACCGATACGCCGACGAGGTCCTCGAGGGCCTGGAGGCGGACATCGGCGACGAGTTCGATTCGTCTTCGGAGGACATGCGCGAGCTTCTGGGCGAGCGCCTTGCGGAGTACGAGGCTGGCAGGGCGGACGGCGACATGGGCTGGAGGGGCGCCCAGGCGGCGATGGCGGTGCCCGTCGCGCTCGAATGCTCCAGGATGTCCCGCAGGGCCACGGAGGCGGCGGGAGAGGCGTCCGAGGCCGTGCTCGCCAGCGTATGCGTGGAGGGCGTGAACGTCACCTCCTACGGCGTCGAGATAGCCACGGGGAGGCCGCTGTTCCCGAACGTCATCGACCAGGACGCGGTCGACGTGCTCATGCAGGAGAACGGGCTGCTGTTCCACGACCCGAAGCCCGATGGCGCGAAGGTGCAGGTGTGGACCGACAGGCGCATGTCGTCGGCGCTCACCCAGGGAATCATGAACGGCGAGTCGGTGCCGAAGATTGCGGACAGGATTAGCGCCGTCAACGGCGGCAACATGGCGGCGGCGGTCAGGGCGGCCAGGACCGCCGTGACGGGCGCCGAGAACGCTGGCCGACTGATAGGCATGAACCGCGCCGAGGCGATGGGAATCAACATAAGGAAGCGCTGGCTGGCGACGCTGGACATCCACACGCGCGACTCGCACCGCAAGTGCGACGGCGAAGTGGTGGACATAGAGGACGAGTTCGCCAACGGACTCATGTTCCCAGGCGACCCAGACGGGCTGCCTGGCGAGGTCTACAACTGCCGATGCACGATGGAGGGCGTGGTCGAGGAGGACCAGGGCGGTCCGAGGCGGTCGAAGCTCGGCGGCATGAGCTACGACGAGTGGAAGGAAGGCAGGAACGAGGGCGCAATCGACGTCTGGGAGCTGATGGAGTGATGGCTAGGCTCAAGGGGTACACGAAGGCGAACCAGAAGACCATGAAGGCCGAGTACGGCAGGCAGGCGGGGAAGCAGGTGTCGCTCACCGCTGGGCTGTCGGGGGACTTCATCCAGGCCAAGGCGATTCTCACCGCAGACAACACGGAGGCTGTCAAGAACGCGGTCAACCAGGCGTACGCGAAGGCGCTCGAGAAGATAGGATGGCTCGCCGAGGGCTACGCGAAGCGCCTGTGCCCAGTCGATACGGGCAGGCTGCGCAACTCCATAGCCCACAAAATCGAGGTGGACGAGAAGGCGGTGTACATCGGCACGGGCGTCGAGTACGCCGCATACGTGGAGCTTGGCGCGAAGGGGCGCAAGGAGAGGCCGTACCTGCGGCCAGCGGCGCGCGACCACATGGCCGAGTACACGAAGGTCGTCGAGAAGGAGCTGGAGACACAGTAGCGGCCGACAAGCGGGGCCGTCCTTCGGGGCGGCCTTTTCAAAACTTTTTGAATCGACCCCGAGCTGACCTACGAAATCATCGGCGGATGGATTGAGCAGGACTACTTCGGCAAGCCGTGGCCCTACGCGCTCGACCTCGTGGCGAACGGCGACGAGTTCATCGGGCGGTTCGAGAGCGTCGAGGACGCGCGGTGGGCGGCGTACGACCACATGGCAACCTTCAGCGAGTTCTAGGAAGCCGACAAGCCCGAGCGGAGGCGGGCCAAGACCTCCGCACCGACCGAGGAGATAGGAGAGGAACAATGACCAACGAGGCAATCATCGAGGCGGCGAAGGCGCTGAACGGCATCGAGGAGGAGGCGCACACGTTCGCCCGCTGGAAGGCGATGGGCTACAGGGTCCGCAAAGGCGAGCACGCGGCGTTCAAGGCGACCATCTGGAAGCACCGCACCAGGAAGGTCGAGACCGAGGACGGCGAGGAGGAGCAGGCCCGCATGTTCATGAAGACGGCTAGCTTCTTCATCGCGTCCCAAGTCGACGCGATGGCATGACGGGCGCGGCGAACGCGGCCAAGGGCCACGGAGGCGTCTACTGACGGGCGTCCCGACCACGGGGCGCCCATTGCGCATCTGATGTGGAATCGCGCCTGAGAGCGCCCGAGAATCATCCCGAGACTTTTTCAAAATTCCCTATTGTCAAACTATAATCATTAGATTAGAATAGGCTCATAAGGAAAAGCAAGCAACCGAAGGGAGCCGACAATGACGAGCATCTACATCACGAGCGAGAGCGGGCAGCTGGTGGCCGAGGTCAACGGCGAGAAGGCGTACGAGCTGTGCGACGCAATCCACGACCTGGACCTCGGGTTCGGCGACAGCGTCGAGGTCGAGTTCGACATGGACGACCCGCACAACGATGTATGGGGACTCATCGACGCACTGTACGAGCAGGCTGCGTAGCAGACGACGGGCGTCAGAGACGGCAGCAGAGGAGAAGGGATGGGAACCATGAAGGCGAGCGAGAGGCTGGCGAAGGCGACGCGAGAGGCCCTGGACGGCAGCTCCGAGGTGCGGGCAATCATCTAGCGGGCAGCCGACCACATCTTCGAGAACATGGGCGAGTTCGAGGCGAAGTACGCGGGCACCATCCGAAGGTTCGAGGGCATGGGCATCGACCACACGACGGCCCTGGCGATGACCGTGACCATCGCCGCGAAGGCCAAGGCGCTGACCGACATCGCGAAGGCGCTGTAGCGGGGAAACCCGAGCTGGGGCGGGCGGAGGTCCCCAGCACCGAGGAGCAGAGGAGGCATGACATGGCGAAGGTGAAGGCGCTGGGGCTGTACGTGTACGGCAACCCGACGTTCAGGGGATGCGCGGCTGGAGGGTGGACCGAGGAGCACGACGAGCTGTACGTCGCGTGCCCAGACGGGTGCTGGGAGGTGGAGGAATCCGACCCCGCGCTGTTCGACCTCGTGCGCGGCCCACTCGGGTCAATCCACCTGCGGCCGAGGAACGGCGGGAGCGGGGCTGGCCCGATGATGGGCGGCAGCTACGCGGGGACCTGCGACAGCCGATTCAGCCGCATGTGCGAGGAGCTTGCTGGGCACCCCTGGTACGGGGCCGTCGCGGTCCACGACCGTTACGAATAGGCCCCTGAGGCAGCCTCGCGGCGCCTGAGGCACGCCGAGCGCCAGGGCGCACCCAAATCAACAGAGGCTCGGCACGGCCCCCAAATCGGCCCAAAATCTTCTAAATTTCCTATTGCACTATCGTTTTGCATCTGCTATAATAGGCACATAAGGTAAACAACCGAGGAGCAAGGAGAGTCGAGATGACCACCGCCAAGAAAATCCACCAGCAGGTCATGGATTACACGCATAGCTACGACGGCGCCCGCCGCACCGAGCGCAGGAGCTTCGCGTATTTGGACAAGGCAATCGACGACGCGATGGCGTTCATCGAGAAGCGCGACTGGCGCGACCACGAAGTGCATCATGTAGAAATAGTCAACAAGGAGACGGGCGAGGTCGAGTGGAGCTGGGACGAGGAGGAGGCACACGAGGAGACATGGCAGGAGGTCAACGCGAGGCGCGCGGCAATCGACAAGCGCATGGACGAGCTTGAGCAGCGGGGCATGGAGTACAGTGACGAGTACGAGCAGCTAATCGCCGAGTCCAAGCAGGCGTTCGAAGATTGGCAGGCGGCGGTCGCAAGGAAGAACGGCTGGAAGTAAACGGCAAGGCCCGAGGCGGGGGCGGGCAATCCCCCGCACCGAGGAGGACCGAGGAAGGGGCAGACATGGCGAAGCAGCACGAGGACAACTGCACGTACGTCGTAATCATGGAAGGCGTCAACGGCGACCTGTACGAGACGCGCTGCGACACGCCCGAGGAGGCCGTGAGGCTGGAACGGCATCACATGGCGCTCGGATGGTTCGCGTGGATTGAGATTGAGAAGGAGGCCTAGCATGGAGTGGGTTTACGACGACGGCGGCAGGAGCGGCTACTACAGGGCCGAGAGCGTGGGCGACTGCGTGTGCAGGGCCGTGGCGATAGCGACGGGGAAGGACTACAAGGAGGTGTACGACGACATCAACGAGCTGGCGAAGTCCGAGCGCACTGGCAAGCGCAAGCGCGGCACGAGCAGCGCCCGCGACGGCGTGTACAAGGACACCATCAGGAAGCTCATGGCGGGCTACGGCTGGGAGTGGGTCCCCACGATGCAGGTCGGCCAGGGGTGCAGGGTGCACATGCGGGCCGATGAGCTTCCGAGCGGGCCGCTGGTCGTGAGCCTGAGCAAGCACTGCACGGCGGTCCTGGACGGCGTCTGCCACGACACATACGACCCGTCGCGGGGGGGCGGCAGGTGCGTTTACGGGTACTTCAGGCCGCCTCATCCGAAGCCGAAGCCCGCGCCTACGATGGGCCACATCGAGTTCGTCGAGGCACTGGGGGCCGTGCGCGAGGACTTCGAGGCGGGGCTGATGTCGGAGCGCGAGTTCGGGCAGCAATGCGAGAGGCTGGCGCACGAGCGCAGCGGCAGGCCGTACAGGAAGGAGCGGCGATGAGCGCGCTGGAGCTGAACGACGCCCTGCAACGGGCGACGAGCGAGGGCCAGTGGATTTACTGGCGCGGGGTCTACAGCCTCGGCGAGTTCGTGACCGACGACTGCTACCTGGACAACGGGCGGGCGAGCGTGAGGCTCGGGTCGGCGGATGAGGGGCTGGAGGCGCTGCTGGCGCGGATGCCCGAGGCGGAGGCCGCGCTGGATGCGCTTTAGGGCCACGGAGGGCCGCCCTGGTGGCCGACTGGCCCGATGGGCGGCCCGACGCCCGCGCCGCGCCGTGACGGCCCGCAGGCGCCGCGAGAACGGCCCGAAAACTTTTTCTATTTTCCTATTGCGTAACCATGTTGCATCTGCTACAATTAGCACATAAGGAAAAGCAACCGACACCGAAGGAGCCAAAGATGGCGAAGACGCTGAAGCAGTTCAAGGAAGAGAACCTGAACAAGAGCAACGGGGCTTTCACGTGCAACCGCGTTTTCAGCTACAAGCAGTGGTTCGGCGAGGAACGGACCATCTACGTAGCAGCCGAGTACAGCGGTCGTTCCTGGGAAGCTATCCACGCGGAATACGCAGACACGGGCGAGGCTTACGAAATGGTCTGCACGCGCGGCGATTCCAAAAACGACCTCATCGACATGATTGAAGGATGCTAGAAGGATTACCGAGGAGAACGGGGAGAGACATGCTGGAATCCATCACGGTCAACTACGAGGCGCGCGACTTCTTCCGCAGCTACGAGATGCGCAGCGACACCAAGCACGGCCCGTCGGGCGTCGACGTGCACAGGGCGCTCGAGGCGGTCAAACGCGGCGGCTACTACGTGCACTTCAACTACGGCGGCGGGCGCAGCGACTGCGTCTACGTGGACGGCGTGGACGGGGAGCAGGGCACCTGGACGCTCATCCACTTGGAGTCCGCGAACAGCAAGGACGACCCCGTGCGCATCGACCCGAGGGAGGCCCGCAAGCGCATCAGGGCCGCGATAAAGGCAGTGTAGGGACGCTGAGGCGGCGTCTGCGGGCCGTTCCCACGACGGGACGGCCCGACGCCCGCCGAGGATGGAACAGAAGGGGAGATGGCATGAGAGTCGAAGTTGGGGAGTTCTTCTCGGTCGACTACCCGACGCTGGAGGGCGGCTTCGCCGAGGAGGTCGACGACCTGTCAGCGTTCCTGGAGGAGCTGCGGGGCGAGTACGCGGAGGTCGACGAGCCGAGGCTGGTGCGCGGCACGTGGACGGTCAGGGTATACGAGGGGTGATTGCATGAACGTGTTCGAGATTGATGCGCTGCCGATGGTCGGCCAGTGGGCCTACGTCATCCACCGCTACGAGCGCGGGCACTCCTACGGCGAGGTGTACCTGGGGGAGCACGCGAGCGGCAGCGGGTTCGCCACCAAGGGCGACGCGCTCAGGGCCGCAGCCGACAGGCTGGACGCCGAGTTCGGCGGGGAATGGTTCTACAAGCCGTCCGAAAATTCACGAAAATAGTTATTGCCCAAATGTAAGCAATAGGCTATAATTAATCACGTAAGGGAAACCGAGACACCGAGGAGCCAGAGATGACCACCAGGACCAGCAAGAAGCAGATGCACGAAGTCGACGAGCTGTTCCGCGCGACCTTCCCGAACGGCACGGTCTACGCGGCTGGCGAGTACGACGCGAGCGCAAGCGCCTACATCAAGCTGAACGGCGAGGTCACCAGGTACGCGAGCAACACCGAGGCCATGGAAGCGGCGCTCGAGATGATGTTCGAGCACGACATGGAGGCGATGTAGTGATGGCGCGCAGGCGGACGGTCAGGGCGGTCGTGAGGGAAATCCGCGAGAGGCACCCCGAGATGAAGGTGGAGGTGCTCTACGACCCGAGCGGCGGGTGGAGCGGGCACATGAGGTCCGAACTCCTCCCCGAATCCGAATGGGGCGAGTACAGGGTCGACGACGTGAGGTACTTCGACACGCTGGCAGTTGTCGAGGCGAGCTAGAGACCATAAGAGGATAGGAGGGATATGGAAGGATACGTGACGACAAGGCAGGCGGCAGACGCGCTCGGCGTGACGACTGGGCGCGTCAACGCGCTCATACGCGACGGGGTGCTCGACGCGGTGAGGTTCGGCAAGGCGTACGCCGTGTCGGCGGAGAGCGTGGAGCGCCGCATCAGGAGCAACCCAGGGCCAGGCAACCCAGACTTCAAGGAGCCTGGATACCACGGCAAGGCTGGCAGGCGCCCTCAGCCGCCAGACGGGCACATGAGCGTCAACGAGGCGGCGGCTGCCCTCGGGGTGACGGACGCCCGCGTGCGCGAACTCGTGGGCGAGGGCGTGCTATCATGCATCAGGGCCGACGGTCGCGTGTGGGTCAGCGCCGAGAGCGTGGCGACCCGAATCCAGGACGGGCCGCGCAAGCCTGGCCGCAAGAAGAAGCGCGCCTAGCGAATCGGCGAGCGCACGCCGCCCGAAAGAGCGTGCACCGCGCACGGGCAGCTCGACGGTCGAGCAGCGGACCCATAATCCGTTGGGAGCGGGTTCGAATCCCGCACCGTGCACCATCAACGCGGCGGGGCAATGCCCCGCCTTTTTTCATGCCCAGCGCCTTCCAGGCTACGCCTATCGTGCGTTGCTGCTGTGAACAAGCAAATACATTATCTGCATCCAATCGGGCTGCAGCGGGCGCCTCGCGCGCCCAGAAGGGGGCGGAGATGAGCGAACACGACGAGCAGGTGGCCGTGGTCGACTGGTGCGCGTGGAGCAGACCTGTGACACGTGCCGCATGATTTACCCCGAAAGGGGGAACCATGGAAAAAGGCGACGTTTACGGCAGGCTTACCGTCATCGATGTCTTCAAACGCGGCAGGAGGCTATACGCGAAATGCATGTGCGAGTGCGGTTCGATGGCAACGGTGAGAGCGGATGGCCTGAAATCCGGCCACGCCAAGAGCTGCGGGTGCTATAAGCGCGATGTTCAGCGTTCGCTCATGACCGAGCGGAACACGACTCACGGGCAAAGCAAGACAAGGCTGTACAACACCTATTATGGGATGCTCCAAAGGTGCTACAACCCGCACTTCAGGTTCTACAGTCTATATGGCGGGCGGGGGATAAGCGTCTGCAGCGAATGGCGCGAAGACTTCATGGCGTTCAAGAAATGGGCCGACGATAACGGCTATTCGGCAGAGCTGACAATCGACAGGATAGACGTAAACGGCGATTACGAGCCGTCGAACTGCCGATGGGTGACGCATCAGGAACAGATGCTCAACACGAGAAGGAACCGAATCCTGACCCATGACGGAAAGAGCATGTGCATCAGCGAATGGGCGAAGGAGACGGGGATAAGGCGGGAGACAATCACGCGCCGAATCGACGTTCTCGGATGGAGCGTTGGCGACGCGCTGACGAAGGAGGTGGTGAAGGCATGAGCGAACACGACGAGCAAGTGGCTGTCGCCGATTATTGCGCAGTTATGCACATCCCGATGTTTGCCGTGCCGTAGCTCGAACGGCGGGCTGAGGGGCAAGGCCGAGGCGGCGCGCCTCAAGGCGGAGGGCGTCAAGGCGGGGGTGCCCGACCTATGCATCCCCATCGCGAGGGGCGGCTACCACGGGCTTTTCGTCGAGATGAAGTTCGGCAGGAACAAGCCGACCGACGAGCAGATGAAGTGGCTGTCGACGCTCGAGCGCAACGGCTACATGGCGACCGTCTGCTGGGGGGCCGAGGAGGCGATAGCCGTCATAGAGCAGTACGCCAAGGGGCGCCTCAGGGCCAACCTGTGACGCCAGGCGGACAATGGTGGGAGTGCAAACGCGCGAGGGAATGCGCGCCGAGGAAAAGGAGCATGGATGGCACTCACACGCAAGATGCTTGCCGCGATGGGAATCGAGTCAGAGAAAATCGACCAGATTATCGAGGCCCACACCGAATCGACCGACGGACTGAAGGCGAAGGTGGAGGAGGAGCGGGCGAAGGCCGAGGAACTGCGGGAGCAGGCTGCGAAGGTGCCAGGCCTCGAGCAGCAAGTCGAGGCGCTGAAGGCCGCTGACGAGGGCGACGAGTGGGAGGCCAAGTACAACCAGGCGAAGGCGGACGCGGACAGGCTCCAGGGCGACCTGGACAAGCTGAGGGGCGAGAAGACCACGCTCGAGGAGGAGTACGAGTCCTTCAAGGGCAAGGTCGAATCCGACCGCGCGAACGCCGAGAAGCTGGAGCTGTACAAGGGGCTTCTCCGCGAAATCGGCCTGGACGAGAAGCGGGTGGACAAGGCCGCGCGTCTCAAGCCGCTGGACGAGCTGACCGTCGAGGACGGCAAGCTCGCGGGCTACGACGACCTGAAGGCCAGCGAGGCCGAGGAATGGGCCGAGTTCATCCCGAAGTCGACGGGGGTGCGCGGGCAGAACGTGCCCACGCCGCCGAAGTCTGAGCCGTCCGAGGACGGTCCAGACCCCGCAATCCAGGCATCGCTCAAGGCCCGACACGAGCGGCTGTACGGCAAGGCAGAGAACACCGAACAGTAAGGAGAGAACATGGCATTCGCAGGTTCTTCCAACGGCATCGGGTTCACCGCTGGGCACTTCCTCGCAGACGACGAGGGGTGCACGCGAGTGAGCGCCACGGTGCCTGCAGACCACGCGCTGGTCAAGACCCTGGAGGACGGCAGCAAGTACGTCCCCGCAGGAGCGGTCATCCCCGCTAACGGCGCAACAGCAAAGGGCATCCTGTACGAGGACATCGACGTGACCAAGGGCGCTGCCCCTGGTTCCATCGTGACCGCAGGCGTCATCTACGGCGACAAGCTGCCCGCAGCACTGACCCAGGACGCTGCAACTGCGCTTACCGAAATCAAGGTCGTCACGGCCCCGAATATCGTGCGTCCCGCAATCTTCGCCGTATTCGACAGCCTTTCCGTCGCTTCTGCGGCTGGTTCCGCTTCTGGCAAGACCAAGCTGACCGTCACTGGGCATGACCTGGCGAACGGCCAGTCTTACGTGTACAAGACACACGCCACCACGGCACCTGCGGTCAAGCTCGCCGACGACGTTTCCGCATGGACCGCGTGGAACGGCACCGACGACGTCACCGCAACCACGGGCCACAAGATTACGGTGGCTGTCAAGGATGCGAACGGCCAGGCGGTCGCGGGCGGTTCCACCGACGTGACGAGCGCGGCATAGAAGGAGGCAAGCAATGGCTAAATTCCTGAACAACGTCATGGGCCTCGCCCGTCCCGCCGACCTGCTCGACGCAGGCCAAATCGTGAGCCGCCCGAACGACCCGCTCGAGGGCCTGTTCGACGACATCCAGACCGACAACCTGGTGGCCGAGTGGTACACGGTGGCGAACCAGTACCAGATTTCCCAGATGGCCGAGTTCCACGCGTTCGACACCATCTCGCAGAAAATCGAGCACGCGCCCATCGACGAGCACAACATCGAGAAGGGCCTCATCAAGGCGAAGCGCAACACCTCCGAGCTGCTGCGCCAGCTCATCCACCGAGGCATCCGCGACGAGGAGCAGCTGTACCGCCTCGTGATGGAGGGCGACGTGTCCGAGGTCGCCGACGCGGTAGTGACCCGCGCCAAGGTAGCCCGCGCCGAGCTGATGGCTACGGGCCAGGTGACCATCAAGGAGAACGGCATGGACCTGACCGTGGACTACGGCGTGCCCGCCGCGAACCTGGCCCACACCATCGACGTGGGCAATGGCGCCACGACCGACGTGCTGTCCCAGATTCAGGACATCATCGACGCCGCCGCCGACCAGGGCACCGAGCTGACTGGCATGGTGTGCAGCCGCACCTTCCTGAGCCAGCTGCGCAAGAACAGCGGCATCCAGAAGGCAATCAACGGCACCGCCGCCGCAGGCGTGCTCGTGCGCAACTCCGCACTCGAGGCCCTGCTCGCCGACGAGTTCGGCATCAGCCAAATCATCGTCGACGACCTCCAGTACTCCGAGAAGTGGAACATCGACGCTACCACGGGCCGACCCGTGCCCGTGAAGCACCGCTACTTCCCGAAGGCCAAGGTGTCGTTCTTCGGCAGCGTCAACGGCATGCGCCTTGGCGCTGGCCTGTGGGGCGCCCCGCCCGAGGTCGAAATCGCCAACTTCGCGCAGGTCGGCCAGTCCGACGTGTCGCCCTACGTGTACATCACGCAATGGGCGGAGAAGGACCCGTCGGTCATCTGGACCAAGGCCAGCGCGCTCTACATGCCGCTGCTGTTCTCGCCCGAGTCGCTGCACGTGGCGACCGTGACCGAGACGCCTGGCGCCTAGGCAGAGCAATGAGAATCCGCTGCACGCGGGAGTTCCGCGACCTATCCGCCAAGGGCAAGCCGCTGCGCAGGGTCGGCGACGAGTGGGAGGCCACGGCCTCCCGCCTGGCCGAAATCAACTCGGGGCGCTACGGCGTCATGGCGGAGGCCGTCGGAACCGCCGCCAGAGCCAAGGAGACGGCGTCTGCGGCCAGGAAGCCCGCCACCCGCAAAAGGGGTACGGCGGCTGGCAAGTCGGCCCACAGGACGGACCAGGAGGGCTAGATGCTTGAAGAGGTGCTGCGATACGTCAACAACCGATTCGAGCGCTCGTGCGTGTCGGGCAGCTTCGCCATCGACGGCGGGGCGCTCGACGTGCCTGGCGCGCTGGAGGGTCAGTACATCTGGCTCGAGGGGTCGGCGCTGAACGACGGACTGCACCTCTGCCCGCTGGAGGACCTTGCAGATGAGGAGTTCGACGGGCGCGCATGGCTCCTGGCAATCCCGCGCCCGCTCGTGGAGCTTGCCGAGGAGATAGAGGCGTGGTGCGACGACAACGCGAAGGCAATCGGCGGGCCGTACCAGTCGGAGAGCTTCGGCGGCTACAGCTACACCAAGGCGACGGGCGGCGCGCAGGGCAACGAGACGCCCGCTGCGGCCTGGCAGCTCCAGTTCGGGGCCAGGCTCAGGCCGTACCGCAAACTGTCGCGAGACTGGGTCTAGGGGGTCCAGAGTGCGTCTTTTCGACTCTTTCAAGAAAACCTGCACGCTCATAGAGCGGAGGAGGGTTCCCGACGGCGAGGGGGGCTGGCTCACGTCGTGGGTCGACGGCCCGACGTTCGAGGCGGCTGTGGTGCTCGACTCGACCACGGGCGGGCGCGTCGCCGAGGCGCAGGGCGTCACGGGGATATACACCGTGACGACGGACGCCAACGCGGTGCTCGCCTTCCACGACGCCTTTAGACGCGAGGAGGACGGCGCGCTGTTCCGCGTGACCAAGGTCAACGACAGCACGCCTGACGTGGCGAGCTTCGAGTTCAACCAGTACCAGGCGGAGTCCTGGCAGCTGCCGAAGGACGGCGACGAATGACGCCCGAGGCGGCGCTGCACGGCTTCATGGCGGGCTTCGGCATCCCCGCATACGCCGCGACATCGACTCCGAGTGACGCCGAGTACCCGTACATCACCTACGACCTGGTCGTGGGCGACTGGATGGACCCGCTGGCGAGCATGTCGGTCAACGTGTGGTACAGGACCGACAGCGAGGCAGCGCCGAACGCCAAGGTCAGGGAAATCTCCGAGGCCATAGGAATCGGCGGCGTGAACGTCCCATGCGACGGCGGGATGCTGTGGATTCGGAAGGGAGCGCCGTGGGCGCAGTCGGTGCGCTTCGACGGCGACGAGAAAGTGAAGCGGCGCTACCTGAACATGAGCGTCGAGTACCTCGTAATCTAGGAGGCAGATATGAAATTCACCCAGGTTTCGGCAACCGCGTTCCAGGAGCTTCAGCTCAACGCGGGCGTGCTGCTGACCGAGTTCGCGCCCGCAACGGGCACGCTCGACAAGACCAAGATTTTCGCCGCCACGTCTGGCGGCGTGTCCTTCACCGCCGTCCCCGAGTACCTGGACTTCGGCGAGGACATCGACAACGTTCCCGCGAACACCAAGCAGCTCAAGGTGCTCGACTACTACACCATCACGCTGAGCGGCACCGCGAAGACGGCCAGCGCCGACGTCGCCAATCGCCTCGTGGGGGCAGCCGACAAGACCGTGACGAGCGGCGTGAGCAAGATAACCCCGCGCGCCGACCTGCTCCAGGCAGACTTCGACAACATCTGGTGGGTCGGCGACTACTCGGACAAGAACGGCAACACCAACGGCGGGTTCATGGCAATCCACGTCATCGACGCGCTGAACACTGGCGGGTTCTCCATCCAGTCGAACGACAACGGCAAGGCCGACTTCGCGTTCGAGTTCACCGCGCACTACGACCTGGAGAACATCGACAACGTGCCGTTCGAGGTGTACGTCAAGACTGGCACCGCCGAGCCTACCAGCGGCGGCAACTAGGGGAAGGGGAGGACGCATGAAGCTGTCGGACATCAAGGGAAGGCGCTCGCTCGCAATCATGGGGCTTGCGATGGAGCTGGTCGACAGGATGGACGCCAACGGCCACCTCGGCGCGATGCTCGAGGAGATGGGCAACCTCGGCGGCGATTCGAGCGGCGCATGGCGAATCATGTGCAAGCATCTCCCGCCAGTGCTCGCAGACGAGAAGTGCTGCGACATGCTAATCGAGCTTCTGGCCCTGGCGAACGACGTCCCAGCGGAGGAGTACGCGGAGAGCGGGGACGTAATCGGCGACCTGTTCGCGCTCGTCATGTCCGACTGGGATTCAATCGGTTTTTTATCACGGCAGGGACATACGGAGATGTAGCCTGGCAGGCCCTCGGCGAGTACCGAGGGCCGCAGAGCGTCAGGGCGGCGATGCGCTACGTGGGGGCTAGGGCCAGGGAGCACCGCGACCGCGAGAGGTTCAGAGTGCTCGTGACCGAGCACCTGAGAATCCTCCTGGGCACAGATGCGAGGTACGCCGCACCACCGAAGGCCAGGGACTTCGACGCGCAATCCGTAATCGACGACGTGATTGACAGGGCTGGCCTGGAGGTGGTGTGACTTGAACCTACTCGAGCTGTTCGTCAAGGTCGGAATCGACGACAAGGTGACGCACGGCCTGGACTCAATAGCGACGTCTGTCCGCAACAAGCTCGGAACGGCGGCGAAGACCGCTGGACTCGCAATGGCTGCTGGGACCGCCGCCGTCGCCGCATTCGGCGTCAACGCCGTGCAGACGGGCATGAACTTCGACTCGTCCATGTCGCAGGTTGCGGCCACGATGGGGACGACCGTCGACCAGATAGGGGAGCTGCGCGACTTCGCGCAGGAGATGGGCCGCACGACCATGTTCTCGGCGACCCAGGCGGCGGACGCCCTGAACTACATGGCGCTCGCTGGATACGATGCGGAGACGTCGATGGGCATGCTGCCGAACGTGCTCAACCTCGCCGCCGCTGGCAACATGGAGCTGGCGACCGCATCAGACATGGTGACGGACGCGCAGAGCGCCTTCGGCCTGTCCATCGAGGAAACGCAGACGATGGTCGACCAGATGGCGAAGGCCGCCGCGACTGGCAACACATCCGTATCGCAGCTGGGCGACGCCATGCTGACGGTCGGCGCGACCGCCCGCACCTTGAGCGGCGGGACGGGCGAGGCGGCGCAGGTGCTCACGCTCCTGGCCGACAACGGCATCAAGGCGAGCGAGGGCGGCACGGCCCTGCGCAACATCCTCATGCGGCTGGCGGCGCCGACCGACAAGGCCAAGCAGCAGTTCGAGGAGCTTGGCATCCAGGTCTTCGACGCCGAGGGCAACATGCGCCCGCTCCAGGACATCATGCTCGACATCCAGGACGCGATGGACGGCATGAGCGACAGCGAGCGCACCGAACGCCTCGCCAAGATGTTCAACAAGTACGACCTCGCGGCGGTCAACGCGCTGCTCGGGACCAACGCCGACAGGTGGAACGAGGTCGCCGACTCCATCGCCAACTGCGAGGGATTCGCCGAGGAGATGGCCGAGACGCAGATGGACAACCTCCAGGGCGACATCACCTACCTGAAGAGCGCATTCGAGGGCTTGCAGATTGCGATAAGCGACAACCTGACGCCGACGCTTCGCGAGTTCGTGCAGGGGGCCACGGACGGAATAGGCCAGGTGACCAGGATTGTCGAATCCGAGTCGTTCCAGAACTTCGCGCAGAAGGTCGGCGAGGGTTTCAGGAACGCAATCGACTTCATATCGGGCTTCCTCGACGTGCTCATCCCGACGGCAGACGAGACCGACGCGGCGAGCGGCACGTTCGACAAGATGGCGGAGGCGCTTGACAAGGCTGACATGGTGGCCCAGGACGTGTCGGGGGTGCTCCACGACCTCGGCGACAAGCTCGGGTTCGTCAAGGAGCAAGGGGACAACCTCGCTAACAGCGAGGCGTTCAAGGCTGGGCAGAGCCTCGCCGAGGTGTTCAGGGAAATCGCGCAGGCCGTGAACGAGTTCGTCACGGCGTTCACCGAGACGGCGGACTTCGGCAGGATGGCCGACGCCCTGGGCAACCTCGGCATTGCGATACACGACGCGCTGGACCTCCCAGACGACGCGGGGAGCGCTGGCGAGGCGGCTGGCAACATCTTCAACGACCTGGCCGCGTTCATAGAGAAAGCGACCCCAGTGATAGCAACCTTCCTCGCCGTCCTCAAGAACGAGTTCGAGACGATGGGCAACGCCGTCGCCACCGTGCGCGACGTCATCGACACGTGCGCCACCACGTTCCAGACGTTCCAGGAGATAATATCGCCGTTCACCGAGTTCGTCAGCTCCACGTTCGGGCCAGCGTTCGACGACATGAACGTGAAATCGACGGCGCTCGGCGGTGCGTTCGGGGGCATGGGTTCCGACTTCGAGGGCGTGACGACAATCGTCAACAATGCGCTCGAGGGGATAAGGGTCTCCTTCCAGGTGTGCTCGGACGTGATACTCGGTTTCGTGACGTTCGTCATGGGCGTGCCTGGCAGCATAGCGGCAGCAATCGAGCAGGTCGGCGCGTTCTTCGCGGGCTTGCGGGAGACGGTGTCTGGCGCGGTGGAGAACCTGCGGGAGTCCGTATCGCAGAAAATCGAGGAAGTGAAGCAGTTCTTCATCGACCTGCCAGGCAACATCATGGCGGCGCTCGGCAACCTGGGGACCGACATGTGGAACATGGGCCGCGACATCGTGCAGGGCCTCATCGACGGCATCTGGGCGAACATCGGCTCGGTCGGCGACACGCTCATCGGCGGGCTGCAGGGGGCGGTGGACAGCGCGAAGAGCTTCCTCGGCATCGCATCGCCGTCGAAGCTCTTCAAATGGATTGGCGAAATGTCCATGGAAGGCCTTAGCGAAGGATACGACAAGTACATGCCAGACCTGCCTGGCATGATGGCGGACATGACTGCGCCGCTCACGTCTGGCAACGGGCTGGCGCTCGCGGGCGCTGCGGTCCAGGCCGCGCCGTCAATCGTAATCCACATCGACGGTGCGCGGGTCAACGACGACGCGAGAATCAACCAGCTTTTCCGCGATTTCATGTACGAGCTGGCGAGGAACGGGGGCATGTGATGACGGCGAAATCTACCATAAACACGAAATTGCCCAGGGTGAGCAAGGTTGCCTTCTACAGCGACATCAGCAAGGGAACCAGCTTCACGAAGGGTTACACGGCGGAAACTGGCAAATTCACGGCAAAGGTCGGCATGAGGCAGCCGACGAGCAAGGCGTACTGCTATCAGGTCCAGTACAGGTGGTGCTATCGATACACGCTCGCACAGGAGAAGGCGAAGGGTGCGACGTGGACCAAGTGGAGCGCATGGAAGAACCCAGTCGCGGTGTCTGGCATACCCAAGGACGCAACGACGGACCCAGACACGTGGTTGAAGTCCAACATGGGTACGAGCAAGAACGATTACCAGACGCTCTTCAACTACACGAACGTTGCGATGGGCGCGTCGTACGACGCTTTCCGCGTACAGGTGAGAGTGCGCACGTATGATGCGAAGAACAGGAAGCACGGTGACTGGGTATCGTCTGGGAACCTCTACCTGTACAGAAGGGCGGAAGTCCTCGACGAGTGCCTGGTCCAGGCTGGCGCGGACTGCGTGGATGTCGACTTCAACTACAAGTGGGACAGGGGACGCAAGTTCTACGTCAAGAGCCTCATCCAAGACGGGCGCGAGCTGATGAGGGCCACAGTGGCGAAGGCGCCGCAGAACGACAGCGCCCGTGGCAACATGACCGATTGCCCGAAACGCACTGGCTACAGCCCAGGCACGCTCAGGCTCAAGGTGGGGACGGACCTCAAGGCCATGCCAGAGCTTGGAAAGAGCATCACGGTCAACGCGTGGCTCCAGACAGTGGACGGCGCCCAGACGAAGCTCGACAGCCCCATGATGCTGATAAGCTCCGATGCGGACATCGGCGAGCCTAGAATCACGTTCGCGTATTCCCAGAGCACTGGCGCGCTCACGGTTCGGGCTTACAAGACCGATGCGGACGACGACATAAACAGCGCCAAGATAGCGTTGACCTACAGTTGGAACGGCAAGTCATACGCGGTGTCGCCCGATACCGTTAGCCGCAATCTCGACGTGATGAACACGACCACAGCCGTCTTGACCGCCGTGTTCAAGCAGTGCCAGTTGAACAAAACGCTCATGGTGACGGTCACATTCGGAAACCGTTACAAGAAGACGAAAGCGAAAGCAGCATCGTACACCATCAGTACGGGAAGATTCTCTGGACTGTTCGGCACGAAGGACCAGGACGGCATAGCCGCCTATGCCCTGGGCGACATGGGGCCTGCGTTCGGTTCCAGCAGGGAAATGCAGGCTGAGCTTCTGCAGGGGTTCTCGAAGCCGTTCGTGGTATTCGGGAAGGGCCACATGGTCGATTTCTCGCTTTCTTTCAGCATAAGCGAGCAGACCGTCTCAATCAACGCTTACAGTGGGCTGAAAGCATGGGAGAAACTGATGGACAACCCTGGCATGTACGTCTACAGGGGCTATGACGGGCGCATGCACACAGTTGCCGTAGACAAGATAAGCATCGGGGCGGTGCAGAAGGGCAGCCGCAAGGTATCGGTATCTGGGAAGCTGGTGAAGTGATGATTGACCTGCTTGAATCGGGCCGCACGGCATGGATAGAGGCCTATTCCTGTCCATCAAATGAGTCGCCGTCCACTGGAAAGTGGGTCAAGCTCGATGGGGTGCGGGGCGGCAAGCTGTCCTGGAAGTATTACAGCACGACGAAGGCCAGCGGACAGCTCGACCTGGTAAGGGCGTCGCTGCCCGTCAACAGGTATATCCGAGTATACTACTGCATGTCTCTTAGGGGAGAGGAAGAGCGGGACCTTCTCGGCACGTACTACGCCGACCCCGACGACGGGCAGTGGGAGAACGGGCTGTACACGGGCAAGGTGAAGCTCGTCAGCATGCTGCAGAGGTATGAGGACTACCTGCTGGACAAGCCGATGACCATCGGCTACAACGTCGGCAAGTCTCAGGTGCTGGAGTTCTTCAGGACGTGCATGAAGAAGTTCGGCGGCGAGTATCTGCTCGACGTACACGACAAGCAGGTTCTCGCGACCACCACATTCGACTTCGGCACGAAGGCAATGGACGTCCTGCAGAAATGCGCCGATTGGTGCGGCGGTGAAATCAGCGTGAACGAATATGGGCAGCTCACGCTTTACAAGTACAAGAAAAACGGGGAATCGAACTCGTACTTCCCAGCGGTCATCGGCGAAATTGACGAGAGCGGGAAGACGTTCGGAATTCCGAACACCGCCACCGTGATGTATGTCAGCAAGCAGAAGGAAACCGACACATCTGGGAAGACCCAGACAGTCGAAACGCAGAAATACGGGAGCGCACGACTCGCAAGCGCGCTGGCTGGGTCCGAGCAGAAGGTCGGGCGCGTCGTCTCGAGAACGTACAAGCTCAACCCGCCGATGACTGGAATGGGGAACACGTCCGAAGCAACGAAAACGGTTTTAGACAATTCGGCGAAGAGAAGGCTTTCCAGCGCCGTGAGGGGCGGCATGAAATACGAGTTCAGGTCTCCATACAGCAGGGTTAGACTGCATAACCGAATCGGGTTCATGCGCGTCAACGATGATGGGAAATCGACATATAGCTATGGTGTCGTCACCAGCATAGAGATGGATTTGAGCGGCCCAATGGGGGTTATGACGCTGGTTGTTTCGTCCGATAAGGACATGGAGCAGCACACCGCAGAGCTTAAGGAGAGGGGACAGCAGTGGGAAACATGGCTTTAGCGATATCAGATTTCCTCGTGCCGACTCCAGCGCCAGTCGGGCGAAGTGATGGAGTGAATGCGGTTCTCATGTACGCTGTCGCAGAGGCTGATTCTGACGGCGGTTCCGTAATGGTGCGCTTTTCGCAAGACATCGACGGCGACGAGACGCCAGAAGAGCGAGACGGGCAGGGCGAGCTGTTGGAGATGTACGACGAGGACCGCGAAGACCTGATAAAAGACGACGAATGGTCTGAGTACATGGATGCGCCCTACAACCCATACGAAGGCCTCGAATCGTCAAGCGACAATGCTTCCGACGACGAGCCAGAAGCGCCGCAGGAGGTTGAGTGATGGACGAATACGAAGTCGTTCCGATTGACGGCGAGGGTGCGGAAGTCGACGACATCATGCCGACCGAAGACGAGCAAGAGGAAATAACGATAAGCGACGAGAGCTACGACCCCGAGGAACCTGTCGAGCCGTCAGCTCCTGAAGAACTTCCAGATGGCGAAGTCGCCGACGAGCCAGAACCAGATTCCATAGGGTATCCGCCAGACGAGGACATACTGCCAACGGAAGACGGGGACGACGAAATCGTTCTCGAAGATGCGGAAGACGGCGGCGAGCAAGAGGTCGAGCCAGATGTAATCGAGAACATCGAGGAAATTCCCATCATAGGTTCGGCGCGCGAAGGCGACGTTATCCCAGTGCTCATGCGCAGCGGCGCGCCGTTGGGGATGTCGCCCGTTGGGTGGGGCGACCGCATGCAATCAGAAGTCGACCTCGCATCCCAGGCGGCGACGGAGGCCAAGGCGGTGGCGCAGGCCACGGGACAGCACTTCTGGGAGGATTCCAACGGCGCGCACGTGACCGAGATAACCAAAGAGGATTGGCAAGCCGAAGAGGCCAAGCCGAACCCGTTCGCGGACGTGTCGGACTCCAAGCCTTACCACAACCTGCTGATGAACAGCCTGGGTATCCTGCTGCGCACCGCGCTGAAGAACCTGGTGAGCATCACGCGCTCGGCCATCGCGTTCTTCGACGGGCAGGGCAATGCTGCGGCGAACGTGACCGCGAGCTTCGGCAAGGACGGCTTCCAGGTCGGCGTGACGGGCGAGAGCCACATGGTCGGCGACTACCACAGCCTGGAGCTGGTGGACAAGGAGGGCGTCGGCTACTTCCACGTGTCAGACCTGCGCGACAGGACGGGCCAGGTCGAGGTCACGGAGACGTTCGTCGGGGACGGCACGACCACGCAGTTCACCATCAGCCTCTCGCCAGACCCGAGCCTCACGACGCTCGATGTAAAGGTCGATGGCACGAGCGTCGCAAACGCGGTGATTCGCCAGAAAGTCTACCTGACGGACGGCCCAGCCCCCGATGGGTCAGAAGTCGCAATAACGTACACGACCGAGGACAGCCGCGCCAAGGCGTACACCTTCGGAATAAGGAGCGACAACCACCCTGTTGCGCCTATGTCGTACGCTTTTGGGGATGATGTCGCGGCCACGATGCCATTCGCATATGTAGAGGGAGACGGAACGCGCGCCTATGGGTACGCGTCGCATGCCGAAGGGTCCAGCACGGTCGCAAGGGGAGGGTTCTCCCACGCAGAGGGCTACCATACGGAAGCTGGCCAATACGCGCACGCCGAAGGGATGGCCTGCGTGGCAAGCGGCCCGTGTTCCCACGCCAACGGGCGTGAGACCGTCGCAGCATCGAATCATCAGACGGCAATCGGGCACTACAACGTAGAGGATGCCAACGGGAACTATGCCCTCATCATCGGCAACGGCACATCAGACAGCGCACGCTCCAACGCCCTGACCGTGGGCTGGGACGGCAGCGTGGATGCGGCGGGTGACGCGTCAATCGGCGGCGCGTTCGACCTGACCACGGATGACAAGCACATCAGCATGCACGACTCGCGGCTCGACGCGAGCTACGGCGGCGTCCCGTCAACGGGCGCGAACGTTTCGCGAGTAGTCCGCATGATGGACTCGGACGGGCGGCAGGTTTCACGTTTGCTGCTCAGGCAGGCTGCGGACGGGCGGCGCATGGCGTCTTTCGAGTCGCATGGGTACGATTCCAACGGGAACGACGTATGGAACAGGCTCGGCTCAATAGTGACCGCAAACGGCGAGCGGACGTATGACGTGGGCGACCCTGCCGCGTTCTGCGAGGTGCTACACGTCGGCGACCGCGTGGTGAAGGACCAGAGCACGACGGTGAGCATGGCGGCGAGTACATGGGCGGACATCTGCTCCGTCTCGCTGGCGGCTGGGACGTGGGTGGTCACGGCTACTGGGCAGTTCGCGTCGAATGCCACGGGAAGGCGCTGCGCAGTGCTGACCACGTCTTCGGGAAACCCGTCAGCCAGCGACAGGCGGCAGCAAAGCGCCGAAACGATGGCGGTGAACGGCGACGCGACATACCTCAACGTGGCCTCCACGCTCGTGCTTAGCGCGACCACGACGCTGAAGCTGATGGGCTGGCAGAACAGCGGCGCGGCGCTCAACGTGCAGGGACTCATAACGGCGGTCAGAATCAAGTAAGGAGGTAGGCATGAGACGGTACACCACGCCGACGATAGAGCTGACCGTGGAGGGCGTCGACCTCTCTGGGAACCGCGTCTGGGTGTCGTTCAGGCAGGCAACCAGAAAGCTGGACGTCGAGCCTGAATCGATGGAAAAGGACGGAGACGACACGGTGCTTTTGGTGTCGCTCACGCAGGCGCAGACATCGAAGCTCAAGCGCGGGAAGGCGCGGGTACAGGTGAACTGGGTCGGTGGCGGCAAGCGCGGGGCGACCGACATCGCTGAGTTCGACGTGACGGAGAACCTGCTAGAAAGGGTGATTGACGATGATTAGGCTGCACGTAGACGAGCCTGTGGAGGTCAACCTGAACCCAGGTTCGTACGTACCGATTCCAGGCCCGAAGGGCGACAAAGGCGACCCTGGCGAGCAAGGCCCACAGGGGGAGCAAGGCCCACAGGGCATCCAGGGCGAGCAAGGGCCGCAGGGCATCCAAGGCCCCAAGGGCGACAAGGGCGACAAGGGCGACACGGGGGCGACTGGCCCACAAGGCCCCACGGGAGCCACGGGAGCCACAGGCCCACAGGGGCCAGCAGGGCCGCAGGGCGAGACTGGTGCAACGGGGGCCACGGGGCCGCAGGGGCCTAAAGGCGACACAGGTGAAACTGGCGCGACTGGCCCACAGGGGCCGAAGGGTGACACGGGCGACACAGGCCCGCAAGGCCAGAAGGGCGATACTGGGGCGACTGGCCCACAGGGGCCGCAGGGCGATGACTACGTGCTCACCGCTGCGGACAAGGCCGAAATCGCCGATACGGTCTACCATGAGCTAGTCAACCTGGCGGGGGGTGCGTACTGATGGCGCTGGGATACCTTGACGATTCGAAGCTCTACGCCATCGCGAGCGCAATCCGAGCCAAGACGGGCGACAGCGCCACGATGACCGTTGACGAGATGCCCGACGAAATCGGGAGCATCAGCGGCGGCGGGGGCGGTGGCGGCTCCGTGTCCGACCCGATACGGTTCATCGACTACGACGGGTCTGTGGTTGCCAGCTACAAGGCCGTTCCCGAATCTCTGCCAGACAACCCGCAGCACGACGGGCTTGTCTCGCAGGGGTGGAACTACACGCTTGCGCAGATTCGGGCGCAGTTCGCCGAATCTGGGACGTGCGATGTTGGTCAGATGTACGTCACGGAAAGCGGCGATACCGAAATTGACATAACAGTTCATGACGGCAGGCTGTCCCCATATCTAGCAATTGCTTTAAACGGAACCGCGATAATTGACTGGGGCGATGGCTCGGAGCCTGATACGGTTACGGGGACGAGTTTAACGACGAGAAAACCAACGCAACACATTTATTCAGAGGCTGGAAACTACACAATCGTAATTCACGTTTCGTCAGGCAGCGCTAGTCTGTATGGAACGTCAACGTATCCTTTCATCAGCAAGAACGTCTCACCTTTGAACGTAAACAGGGTGTATGCCGCCTGCGTCAAGGCTGTTCGCATTGGTTCCAAAATGGGTATTGGCGAGTATGCATTTTCCTACTGTAGCTTGCTTGCGTCCGTTACTATTCCAGACGAAGTTATAACCATTGGGCGTTATGCGTTCTTGTATTGTGCATCCCTCACTTCTTTGACGATGCCGAGCGAAGTTACTACAATTAACAGCAATACGTTTGATAATTGCGTCTCGCTCAAATACGTATCGCTGCCAAGAGCGGTGCAGACAATCAGCTCTAACGCTTTCGCCTCTTGCTATTCCCTCGAATCTTTAACGGTTCCGAGTGATATAACCACCATCTATTCGGTGGCGTTTAACGGATGCAGGGGTCTTACGCATGTGGTACTGCCAAACGGCCTTGGTGCAATCCAATCGCAAACGTTCTACGCATGCTATGCCCTCAATTCCGTGACGATACCAAGCGGAGTCACCAGCATACAATCGCAGGCGTTTGGCAATTGTTACGGTTTGGGTGAAATACATTTTCAGTCAATCACACCTCCAAGCGTTGCGAGTGCTAACGCATGGACGAGCATACCGACAGACTGCAAGATATACGTTCCCGCTGGTAGCCTCAGTGCGTATACGAGTGCGTCCAACTACCCATCGTCAAGCTCGTACACGTACCTGGAAGAGTGATTAGCAACGGCGTCCGCTCGCGCTCGGTCATGGAGGGCATGCCGATGGAAAGCATCACGATAGACGCTTGGCTCGCGCACATCGAGCAGTGACACAACGCCCCGTGGCTGCGGAACGCTTTTTGTGACGTATGTGGGAACATGGCAACAGCGAGCAGATAGGAGCGAGATGGCGTACAACCCGAGCATATACATGCCGTACGGACAGCAGAGCTTCCCGCAGCCCGTGGCGCAGCCGAACTGGATGTACCAGCCGACGCAGACCACGGTGCAGCCATTCGACAACATCATCGGCGTGTCTGGCCGCAAGGGCGCGGACGCCTTCGCCATGGGGCCGAACTCGAGGGCCATCCTGTTCGACGACTCGGAGGACGTGATGTACCGCGTCACCACCGACGGCGCGGGGGTCAAGACCATCGCCGAGTTCGACTTCACGCCACGCGAGGCCGTGCATGAGCGGGCGGCGGAGTACGCGACCCGCGACGAGCTGGCGGCGTTCGAGGCCAAGCTAGACGAGGTGATGGCGAAGCTCGACTCGCTGCCGAGGCCGCGCACGAGGAAGGCGGCGACCGATGGCGAGTAGCATCTTCGGCAAGACGGGCGGCAGCTCCATGCTGGAGCAGGCGGCGGGGGCCATGAGGTCGTTCGGCGCCACCGACGCCACCATGCAGATGCTCTACCAGTCCAACCCACAGGTTCGGCAGATGGTCGACCAATACAGAGGGCAGTCAATCGACGACCTGCTGCGGCAGCGCGGCATCGACCCTGATGCGGCCCGCAGGCTGCTCGGAATCAGGTAACGGCGGGGACCGCGGCCCCGTACCGATACAAGCACCATACAACCGAATATCGAAGGAGTAATTATGGCTATGGCTGATTACGACCTGTCCGACCTCGCCGCCGTCGTGGGCAACCGCAACGGCGACGCCGATTTCGGCAACGGCAACGGCTTGCTCTGGCTGCTGTTCATCCTCATCCTCGGATGGGGCAACGGCAACCGAGGCTGGGGAGGCAACCAGGGAGGCGCTGGAGCCGTGGGCGGTGACGCGCTGTACCCGTGGATGAACGTCCAGCAGGGCTTCACCGAAATCCTCCAGTCGCTATGCGGCGGCTTCGCGGGCGTCACCTCCGCAATCACGAACGGCTTCGCCAACGCAGAGACGGCGGCGACGAACCGCGCCATGCAGCAGATGCAGTCCGACTTCGCCATGCAGACGGCCATGCTCCAGGGCTTCAATGCGCAGCAGGCCCAGCTCGCCCAATGCTGCTGCGACAACCGCCTCGCGACCGCCAACCTCGGTGCATCCCTGGCGGCGGAGGCATGCGCCGACCGCGCTGCGGTTTCCGACGGCGTGCGCGACATCCTCGCGAACCAGACCGCATCCGTCCAGCGCATCCTCGACCAGATGTGCCAGGACAAAATCGATGCCAAGAACGAGGAAATCGCCAACCTCCGCCAGCAGGTGAACATGATGAACCTCGCGGCCTCGCAGAACCTCCAGACCGCGCAGCTCCTGGCCGACAACGCCGCGCAGACCAACGCGCTGGAGCAGTACCTCGCTCCCGTCCCCCGTCCCGCGTACGTGGTGCAGAACCCCAACTGCTGCCAGCAGACGTTCGGCTGCGGCTGCGGCGCCTAGGGGGCCGTCATGGCCGAGTATGTGCAATCGCAATCCAACCAGCTCGTGGCGGCTGGCCAGAACTTGCTGTTCCTCGACTCCATCCCGTGCAGGCGCGGCAACGTCGTGCACAGGAACGGGAGCGGGGTTCTTACTCTCCGTGGCGCTGCCAGCGGGTGCAACCAGTTCGCCCGCTATCAGGTCACCTTCAACGGCAACATCGCAATCCCGACTGGCGGGACGGTTGCCGCAATCGCAATCGCCCTCGCGCTCAACGGCGAGGAGCTTCAGTACTCGCGGGCAATCGTGACGCCCGCAGCCGTGGAGCAGTACTTCAACGTCACATGCACCCGCGTCATTGACGTTCCGAGGGGGTGCTGCTACACGCTCGCAGTCGAGAACGTGAACGCGGGCGTCGGCGAGGACATCGAGCAACAGGCAATCAGCGTCGCGGACGGCAACCTCGACGTGACGAGAATCGCATAAAGGAGGGCGCTATGGACGAGATTATGAAGCTGAAGGACAAGCTGCTGGAGCACGCCCGCAAGACAATGGACGAGCGCGGCGCCGACAGGGTGGACCCCGAAATCTTCGATGCAATCAAGGACCTGAGCGAGGCGGCCTACTACTGCAAGGTCACCGAGCAGATGGGTCAGCCGATGGGCTACATGGGGTACGACGGCATGCGTTACGAGCCGATGGGCTACCAGATGCGTGACTCCCGTGGCCGCTACATGGGATACGGCGACGCCGTGGAGGGCGTCCGCAACATCCTCGCGACGGCGACGCCCGAGGAGAAGGAGCGCATCAAGGCGGAGATGCGGTCGATGTGATGCGCGCTTTCGCCGCAAACGGTCAGGCATGGAGGGTCGTCCGCGTTCCCGTGGGCGACCCTCGCCTCGTTGACAGGACGGGCGCCACGAGGCTCGCGACGACCGACCCAGTGACGCGCACCGTATGCTTGAGGTGCGACGTGGAGCCGCCGCTGCTGGACCAGGTGGCGCTCCACGAGGCAGCGCACGTCGTCACCGTCGGGATGCTGCCGCAGTTGCACGCAATGGTGCCGTACGAATCGCGGGTGCCCGTCGAGGAATGGGCAGCAAGGGCGATGGAGCTGCACGGGCTGGAGGCGGTCGACGTGGCGTCGAGGATGCTGGGGAGGCCCGTCTGCGTGAGGGGGATTTGCGGTGGTCAGCCTCGACAAGATTGAGCGGGAGATAGGCGAGCTGGAGGCCAGGGGCGAGACGACGTATTCGCAATGCGAGCGGCTGGCGTGGCTGTACATCTGCCGCGACCACCTGCGCCCCGAACGGGAGGACCGCACGACTCAGCGCCTGTCGGGGAGCGAGTTCCTGGAGGCGTGCGGCGGGGTGAGCTACCCCGCATTGATGAAGGTGCTCGACGAGCACATGGAGGCGATGAAGGTGGTACAGAACAGGGAGTACGAGCGCGTCATGGCGGAGATAAGGGCGCTCGGGTAGGAGAGAGACAATGGAGGAATTACTGAGCATAGTCGCGGCGCCTTTCCTATCGGCCGTCGTGAGCGCGGTCGTCGCATTGGTCTTCAACCGCGTAATCCGCCGCAGCGTTGACGGAATCGACGGCCAGAAGGCCATGTACGAAGGGGTGAAGACCCTGCTGCGCAACGAACTCGTCGACGCGCACCGCGAGTACGTGCAGGAGCGTGGCGAGATAAGCCTCGAGGCGCTCGAATACGTCGAGGACACGTACAGGTGCTATCACGCCATGAAGGGCAACGGCTCGGGAACGAAGCTGTGGGAGGACATCAAGGCCCTCCCCATCAAGGACTAGGAGGAAGACATCATGGGAACCTATTGGAAGAAGTTCTGGCGGGCTGCGGGTATCCGAGCGTTGCGAACCTTCGCGCAGGCGCTTATCCCGATGATTCCCGTCGACATCGCCATCACGCAGGTCGATTGGGTGACGGTGCTCGAAGTCGCGGCGTCGGCTGCCGTGCTTTCCATCATCACCAGCCTTGCCACGAAGCTGCCAGAAGTGGACGGTGACGAATGACGCGCATCCAGGAATCGATAATCAGCCAGGGCCACGGGTGGCTCAGCGCCGATTACATCTGCATACACGAGACGGCAAACCCAGGGGCCACGGCCCTCAACCACGTGAGCTACTGGCGGGGCGACGACACCTACGCCGTGCATTACGTCGGCGACTGGAACGGCGTCGTGTACCATTGCGTGCCAGACAACCGACTGTGCTGGCAGGTTGGCAACGGCAACTCGCACGTCATCGGAATCGAGCTGTGCCACGCGACCAACTCGGCGGACTTCGCGAAGGTCTGGGACGCTGGCGTGGAGTGGGCCGCGACGATGCTCAAGCGGCACGGCTGGGGGACGGGCAGGCTCATCAGCCACTACCAGGCAACGCAGTGGTGGGGCGGCTCAGACCACACCGACCCGATAGGGTACTTCCGCGAGTTCGGGCGAACGTGGGACCAGTTCGTGGCGGCGGTTGCGAAGAAGATGAAGGGAGACAAGCCTGTGAACAAGCAGCAGCCAGGAAAGCCAGTGAACGACGCTGGCATGAAGTACCGCGCCCATGTCCAGAGCATGGGCTGGCTCGACCCCGTGCGCGACGGCCAGGTGGCTGGCACCACGGGCAACGGCTACCGCATGGAGGCGCTGAAGATTCAGCCGCCCGAGGGCATGGAGCTGACTGTCAAGGCCCATATCGCCAACGTCGGCTGGAAGACCTACAAGGGCATCGACGGCACCGAGAACAGCGGCACGGGGAGCAGCGTGCACGACCCCATCATCGGCACGGTCGGCAAGTCCCTCGGGCTGCAGGCCATCGAAATCGACGTCGCCAAGAACCCGAAGAAGCTGAAGGTCTCGTACAGGGTCCACGTCGGCGGCTTCGGCTGGGGGCCGTGGATTCCAGCGGGATACGCGGCTGGCACCACGGGCATCGGCCGCAGCATCGAGGCAATCCAAATCAAGTCGGAATGACACCCTGCGGCTTTCCTCCTTTCCCGCAGCGGCATGCGCCCCGTCGGCTTCGGCTGGCGGGGCGTTCCACATCGTTCCGCAAATCCACCCGCCAGAGCAACCCAGGCGGCCCGAAACGGACAGAGCATCCCCAGGTTGAACCAATACCCACCTAGCCCCGAATCGGGCCGCAGGCGCCGCGAGAATGACTTAAAATCCGCCTCCTTCGGGAATGTGGGTTCGAGTCCCACCGCTCCTACCAGGCACCGAGCGCGGCCCCCGATTCGTCGGGGGCCTCTTGCGTTCCGCACCGTTCCGCATCTGCCCGCAGGAACTTTTCCGAAATTACCTATTGCATAACCGTATCTAATCAATTATAATTAGGTTGTAAGGAAAAAGGGAAACGGAGGACACGATGAAGGCGATGGGGACATTCAACTACAGCACGTTCACCAAGAAGCAGGCTGGCATCGTATACGCGGCAATCAAGCGCGGCGAGCTGAGCGCGTCGAAGAAGACCATCGCCGACATGTACGACCTCGTCGGCAAGAACATGCTGGAGTACGACGAGGCGGTGCTCAGGGGCAGCTTCGAGCGCTGCGTCGGCCACATCGTCGAGGGCCGCATCGAGTTCGCGCAGGCAGAGCTTGACGGCAAGCGCACCCGCAAGGAGCGCGTGCTGGTAGGGTACGTCGAGCACGTGGCGGACCCAGAGAACAACGATGACGACTGGTTCTTCGAGCCTGGCGAAATCATCCGCGACGAGGTGTACGAGGAGCGCTGGGTCATCGCCTAGCACTCGGCGAGGAGGTCGGCCAGGAGGCCAGCCGCCGCGCACTTGGCGCGCATCGTGACGCGCTGGTAGTGCGCGCCCTTCGTGGTCCCGTCCGAATGGCCCATGTTGCCAGACACGACGGAGTCGGGCGCAAGGGCCTCGCCCATCATGGAGGCGTAGCTCGAGCGCATGGCCGCCTCGGTGAATCGGAACCCGCTGCGGGCGCACCACCGCTCACAACCGTGCGTCACGGACGACGGCGACGAATACCAATCGGCGGGCCGCTCGGGGTCCCAGGGGCGACCTGACGGCACGAGGGGACCCGTCCTGCCGACGGCAAGCTCCAGCATCCGCGCTGCGAAGGGGTCGCCCATTCTCCATAACATCACCTCCAGAACGATGGTAAACCAATGATTTAATTATTTCAAAAAAAGTTGTTTACATAACGAAACGGATAATATATAATTTAGTAAACCAACGGAGGGAGGTGAGATATGAGCATGGTAGAGAGGGCGCGCCGTTCGGCTGGCATGACGCAGCAGCAGGCGGCGGAACTGCTCGGCGTATCGGTGCCGACCTACATCAAGAAGGAGCAGAACCCGCGCAAGATGCGGTTCGACGAGTTCGGCAAGCTCGCGGGGGAGATGGACGCAATATCCAAGGGCATCCTGTGGTGTGCGCTGAAGGAGGCCGAGACGGTGCCGAAGCGCCATAGCCGCCTCGGCGACATGACAATCGGCGAGTGGTGCGGGGCGAAGGCCGACCGAGCCGTAGCCGACGAGTTCGAGGCGATGCGCAGAAATTTTTTTGCAGACGAGGTTTAACAAGTTAAACTGTAGCCACCGAGGAGTTAAGGAAGGAGAAGGCATGGACGAGGTCAATCACGGGGCCGCGCTCTACCCGAGGCAGCTCAGCGAGCTGTTCGGAGGGGTCATGTCCGCAGACGAGATAAGGGCGCTGACGCGCAAGGCCCGCAGGCCGCTGCCGTGCATCAGGTGCGGGAGCAAGCGCCCAGTCACGAAGGTCTACCCCGAGGTGTTCGGCGCGTACCTGGCGTACGAGATGGGGGCGGTCGGATATGCCGAGGTGGAGCAGGCAGCAGGACGATGTGCTATGGGAGCACGGCCATGAGGGCGCGGAGCGATGTGCGGCCATTATCAGGCATCGTTTCGGAGTGTCCCGCACGCCAGACGCCGTCAAGCGCCACGCGTACCGAATCGGCGCGCCGATGCTCAAGTACGAGATATGCCCGCGATGCGGAGGTGCGGTCGCGTACCTCAGCAGGGACGGCATCTGCTACGCGTGCCGCCAGAGGGACAACGCCGAGAGGGAGCGCCGCAAGGTCGACGCGCTCAAGGCGCAGCTCCGAGACGCTGAATCGCCTGGGGCGCGAAGGCAGGCCGAACGCGAGTACGATGCGGCGCGCACGCAGGCGTCCCGTCTGCGTCGAAAACTGCGCCTATCCGCCGATGGAGATTAGGTGCAGTCTGTCAAAGATTTGTCAAACCCCAGGTCAGGAATGTAAATCGAAGGTGAAGGCGGTGCTTGCGCTGGCGTTCGTCGCCATTGCATACATCATCGCTGGGACCATCGAGTTCCATTTGCTGGGAATGTGAGGAGGAGCCAATGGAGGAAATGGCAATCACGGCGGTCGAGTACAGGCCAGCCGTAATCACGGCGGACTTCACCGCCATGCAGAAGAAGCTTGACGAGGCCCTGGAGCCGTACAGGGGCGTGACAATCGAGGCCATCCAGGAAATGCCCGAGAAGGATGTCAAGGCGTGCGCCAAGGACCTGCGGGCGATGCGCAAGGACCTGGAGGAAGGGCGCAAGGGCGTCAAGCGGGAGTACAACCGCCCGCTCGCCGAGTTCGAGGCGGAGGTCAAGCGGCTCGTGGAGCAGATAGACGCGCACCTCGGCATGTTCGCGGAGGTCGAGAGGGCCAACGAGGCGCGGCGCAAGGCTAACCGCATGGGGGCCTACCGCGCGGCCTACGCGGAGTTCCTGACGGCGAACGGCATGGACGCGCTCGCCGACCTGGTGCCCGTGGAGCGGCTTGTCCGCCCGCAATGGCTGAACAAGACGTTCAGCGAGCGCAAGGCGGTCGGGATGCTGGAGGACGCCGCCGCGAAGGTGGTCGGCGACTGGAACGAGCTGCGCAACGCGAACCTCGTGCACCGCGACGAATGCGAGGCGGTGTTCTTCGACCAACTCGACCTGGCGGCGGCGATGGCCCACGAGCGCGAACGCAACGAGCAGGACGCGCGGGTGAGGGCGATGCGCGAGCAGGCCGACGCCATGAGGGCCGAGGCCGAGGCGTACCGCGAGGAGCCAGAACCGCAGCCCGACGCGCCGACGGCGTGGGAGCAGGACGACGCGCGGTGCTACGTGGTGCGCATGCTCATGACGGCATCGCAGCGCGAACAGCTCGCGGGCTTCATGCGGGCCGCTGGAATCAGGGGCGACATGGGCCTCATGACCGAGGCGCAGGCGGAGCAGTTCAAGGCGAAGATGGGGGTGGCGTAGATGGTCTGGGAAGGCGAACGCTGGGCACCCGTCGTTGGCTTTGAGACGAGATATGAAGTCTCAGACATGGGCAGGCTTCGCAGTGTAACGAGGGAGACCATCCGCAAGGATGGCAAGCCGCTGAAAATCGAGGGAAGAATCATGAAGGCCTCGCCGTCGAATGCTGGGTATCTTCGCGTTTCCGCCATGTCAGAGAACGGGAAGAGGGTACAGATACCAGTGCACCGAGCCGTCGCGACGGCATTCGTCGAGAACCCAGACGGCAAAAGGGAAGTCAACCATATCGACGGCGACAAGCTGAACAACATGGCGGAAAACCTAGAGTGGGTTACTCCGAAAGAGAACATCAGGCACTGTCATGAGATGGGGCTATGGCAAAAGCCTGACAACTCGGAGGCAATCGAACGCCATAAGCGCAGGGTCATAGTCGATGGCTCGCTCGAGTTTGGAAGCATAACGGAGGCGGCGGATTACATCGGCAGTTCGGAGTCCGCGACATGTCAGGTGGCGAAGGGTCGTTACAGGACAACCAAAGGGCACACGGTTCGATATGCAGAGGAGGAGCGATAGATGAGCAGGGAACTTTCCAGGACGTACACGGCAAACGACGGCCAGGAGCTGACGCTCAACCCCGCAATCGTCGCCAAATACGTGTTGGGCAACGTGCAGAACGTCCCAGACGAAGAATACGCGAAGGTCATCATGACATGCGCTGCGAGAGGATTGAACCCGTTAGCTGGAGATGTGGCTGTGCAGCCGCACTGGAACCGCGAAAAGGGTTGTAACGAACTGTCGATGGTCATGACCAAGGACTATTTTCAGCGCAGGGCGGCGGCAAACCCGCTTTACGACGGCAAGGAGAGCGGAATCATCGTGCTCAGCAAGGACGGCAGGCCCGTCAAGCGTAGGGGTTGCGGACTCTACAAGGAGCTGGGCGAGAAGTTGCTGGCAGGCTGGTGCGAGGTATTCGTCAAGGGGCGCGCGAAGTCGGAGTACAAGGAGGTCACGTTCTCGGAGTTCGACACGGGGCGCGCAAGCTGGAAGAAGATGCCGACCATCATGATAGAGAAAGTCGCGAAATCGCAAGCCCTGCGCGAGGCGTTCCCCAACGAGTTCCAGGGGTTGTACGAGCCTGAGGAGATGGGCATCGCCACCACCGAGGCGGGCGAGGTTGCGCAGCCAATCGAGGCGGTGGTCATCGAGGGCGAGGAGCAGGCCGTGGTGCCCGTTCCCGACGAGTCGGCGTACGACCGCGAATCCGACCCGATGTGGCAGCGCTACGAGCGCGAGATGGGTCCCGTGGAGCCGCTGGCGGGCCAGGGCTTCGACATGTCGGGCATCGAGTTCGAGGAGGTCGTCTAGATGTACGGCATCGAGAGGGTCGAGCGCCCAAGGTACGCCAAGGGAGGCAAGTCGACGGAGCTGAGCCTCCACGTCCAGAAGGTGCTCGGCGTGGTCGCGGCGATGGGCGACGGAACCTACCAGATTCACCAGGACGAGCATGGCGAGCCGTTCGCCGACGTGGAGAAGGCCAAGCGCTTCGCCGAGTCCATGAGGGACAGCGCCAACCGAATGAACCGCAAGAGCAGGGACGCCACCTTGAAGGTGACGCGCCACCGCACCGAAGTCTACGTCACGAAGGAGACATACAAGGAGGTAATCTAATGGCTCAAGACATCAATAAAGTCATTCTCACATGCAGGCTCACGCGCGAACCGGAGCTTCGCAGGACCCAGTCTGGGATGCAGATTTTGAATATCGGGGTCGCTTTTAACGACCGAAGGAAAAACGGCCAGACAGGAGAGTGGGAGGAAATAGGAAACTTCGCCGATTGCGTTTTGTTCGGCGCTCGCGCGGAGTCGCTGGCCAACTTCCTGCATAAGGGGAGCCGCGTGGCAATCGACGGCAAGCTGCGCTACAGCTCGTGGCAGGCGAAGGACGGCTCGAAGCGGTCGAAGCTTGAAATCATGGTCGACGACCTCGTGCTGTTGGACCCGCGCCAGAACGAGCAGGGCGGCGCTCAGGGCGGCTACGGCCAACAGGCGGGCGGTTACGCCTACGGCGTCGGCAACGCCCCGCAGACGCCGCCACAGCAGCCGCAGTATGCACCGCAGCCGACGCGGAACCCTGGCACGGTGTACGAAGACGACATTCCATTCTAGGAGCAGACGGTGAAGGCGGTCATCTACGACAACTACCACGCGGGCATCTCGATGCTGCCAGAGGAGGAGCAGGACGCGTTCTACGGCGCGGTCATGCGCTACGTGTTCGAGGGCCGCGAACCCGAGTTCGATGGCGTCCAGGCGATAATCTGGGCGACCATCGGGCCGCTCATCGACAAGTCCATCGCTGGGCAGGAGAACGGCGCCAAGGGCGGCGACGGCAGGGGCAACAGGAGGGCTGCGAAACCCAAGGCTGAAACCCAGTCGGAAAAGGCACCCGCGAAACCCAGGGCGAAAACCAAGGGTGAAAACCCCTCCGAAAAACCCCCTGAGAAAACCCCCTCCGAAAACCAAATAAAGAGAAATAAAGGGAATGGAAATAAAAACCCTGAAGGTTTTATTTCCAATTCCCCTGCCGCTGGCGCGGGTGCGGATGCGGGGGAACCCGCACCGCGCCCCAGCGGGTGGGTGTGCCCGAGGTGCGGCTCGCCAGCATACCCAGACGGCGTCGGCTGGAAATGCCCCAAGCACGGGTTCCTGCCCGCCGCAGACCCCGCGCCGACGCTCGACGCGACCGAATGCCCGAAGGCGGTCATGGACGCCGTGAGGGCGGCGAGGGTCCCGTGAGGTACGTCGGCGACCTGCGCGAGTGCGTCCGCCGCCTGGAGCAGTGGCAGGCGGAGCACCGCGCAGCGGGGCGCGAGGACGGGCTGCTGTTCGAGGTCCGCGTCTGGAAGCGCAAGAGGAGCCTCACCCAGAACGCGTACTACTGGGCGCTGCTCAACCGCCTGGGGATGGCCCTGGGATACCCGAGCGAAGAGCTGCACGGGCACATGCTCAGGGAGTACGGGCCATGCGACGTCTTCACCGTACGGGCCGACGTCCCGCTGGCGAGCTACTTCCGATACTACGACGTTGTCGGGCTGGGCAGCGTGGACGGCGTGGAATACCGCCACGTTCGGGCTTTCAAGGGCAGCTCGGAAATGGACCGCGCCGAGTTCGGCAAGCTGCTCGACGGGGTCATACAGGAGTGCCAGCAGCAGGGCATCGAGACGCGGACGCCCGAGGAGGTGGCGCGGATGAGGTGGATAGAGGGCGAGGGATGATGGCTGGGGTCACGACGCTGGACAGGATGTACTGGCCGCTGATGGAGCTGGAGTCGGTGGAGCTGCCGTTCTGCGCGGTGTGCGGGAGGTGCCGCCCGCTGGAACGGCATCACTTCGTCTGGCGCGGATGGGGCGAGGTGTTCGAGGGCGGGAGGAGGCTGGAGAAGCCGACCGTGACGCTGTGCGGGTTCGGTAACAACCTCCGAGACGCCGACGGAATCCCGTACTGCCACGGCAGGGCGCATCACAGGATGCTCCACTTCCGCAACCACGGCGGGCGCCTTGAGTACGCCGAGTTCGACGGGCCGACCAGCTACCTCGACGCCCTGGAGATGGGCGACTGGAAGCCGATTGAAATTCCCGAAAATTATCTATTGCAAAACAATTGGTAACGTGTATAATAGAGCCATAAGGAAAACAGAGGAGCCAAGGAGGCCGACGATGAAGCAGTACAACTACGGGACCACGGGCGCGACCTTCAGCGAAATCGACTACGGGAAGCGGATGCACGGCAACCACAGCATCAACGTGGTCTACAGCGACGGCAAGACGTTCATCCACTCGCAGGGATGGGTCGACAGCCACGAGGAAGCCGAACAGCTCATCCGAGACCGCGCCGCGAAGTTCGGCGTGACGCTCGTCGGGTTCGAGCGCGTGGCGTAGACGGGAGGAAGGCATGAACCCCATCAACCAGAGCTACAGCGCAGGGAGGCCGTACCCGTGGGACGGCGCAGCCCCGAGCGGCGCGCGGTGCGCCGACTGCGGCAGGTGCCACGGGAGCGACAGGTTCGAGGGCCTGGGATGGTGCGCCGAAATCGGGGAAATCGTCAGCCTCGGCGACATGGTGGGCGAGGGCGACGAGTTCGAGTGCCCGAGCTTCGTCGGGGAGGTGAGCGCCGCGTGAGCGAGATGGAGGCGCTGAGGGCGGAGCTGAGCGGGATGGGGGTGCCGTGGCGCGACCTCAGCGCCCCTGGCAGGCAGCGGACGCTGTACATGGGATGCCACGGGACCGTCGCCGTCATCGTCGGCGAGAACACGTGCGGCGGCGACAGGGGGCTGCTGGAGGCGTGGAACCCTGGCGAGCCTCACGAGGGATGGCTGCGCGCCGAGGAGGTCCCCGAGCTTTTCCCGCCGACGATGGGGAAGCGATGCACGAGAGCGTGAGGGGCTACGGGTTCCACGGCCACCCGACGCCGACCTGCCAGACGTGCAGGAAGCGGGACAGGTGCAGGAGCGTCGGGCTGTGGTGCATACGCTACGAGTACGAGAACGCCGCCTGGGTGCCAGATGTGGGCAACGATGGGCAAATGCCCATTGAGGGCGCCGACGGCCCGCAGGCGCCGCGAGAGCGCCCCAGAGGGGCATGAGAGGGGCAGCGATGGGAAGGAACGCTGGCGGGTACGCCATGAAGCCAGGTGCCAGGCGGCTGACCGACGACCGCACGAGAGCGGAATCGGCAGAGGGCAGGCCGAACCGCGAGCAGCGCAGGGCGATGGAGCGCCTGCGCAGGAAGGAAGGCAGGAAATGAGGGTGACGCTCGAGAGGTACGAGAGCCACGGGGACGAGGTTTCGACCGACACCGTGACCATCGACAACGCCAAGTGGACGAACGACCTGGCGAGGTTCCTCCGCGACTGGTGCGGCATCGGCAAGAGGAGGAACGACGCGCCCGCGAGGAACGAGGCCGAGTGATGGGCAGCGTGTACCGATACCCTCAGCACGTCATGGACGCTGCGCTCGAACGGGTGCGGGCTGGCGAGGACAAGGCCACGGTAGCGGCAGAGCTTGGGGTGCACCCCAACACCGTGCAGAACTGGGCGTTCGACGCCCATATCGCCGAGCACGCCGACCGAGCGCGCGCTGGGCTTGCGGCTGTCTACGCAGAGGTGCCGAAGCCGACTGGCATCCACCCCGCGATGCTCGGGGAGGTGATGGGGCTGTGACAGAGCTATCTGGCCACGACGGCCACGACAGCTTCGCCTACGTGCAGCTGCGAGCAGCGCAGAACGACCTTGAGCACGCATCGAGGCGAATCCACGACCTGGAGGACCAGCTCGACGCGCTGGCGGAGCTTGCCGTGGACATGGCACACGACTTGGAGGACGCGCCGAAGGGCGCATGGTATGCGAAGCGCTTGTGGGCGCTGATTGGAGGGCGATAGTGGATAGCGTGGACAAGTTGCGCGAGTTCGTGGACGACCAGTTCTCGGTTCGCGGTCAGGCGTACAAGCAGGGCATGGCTATCGCAGACGAAATCGAGCGCGAAATCGCCGAGGCCGAAGCGTTCTGCAGGAGAGTGGAAGAGGCAGCCAGGAACAATGATGAGCTGGACGTCTTCGGCGTTGCGTACATGCCGCTGCCCGTGGACGCTGACGGCGTTCCAGTGAGAATCGGTGACGTGATGGAGTTCGCATACGACCTGCCGCAAGACCAGCCAATCTTTGAGGTGAGCGGATTCGGCGCAAAAGGGGCGCTGTTCTATGTCCCCAGGGGGGAGATTCGCGCACGGAATACAACGACGGCAAGCGTTGTCCGCCACGTCAAGCCGTGCACGCTCGAAGACGTGCTACGGGAATTCGCAGGCGATTACCGCAGAGCCATGAACGCATTCGAGGAAGGCGATGAATACGGGCCGTCGATAACCGAGCTGACCGCAAGATGCGCCGACGAAATCCGCGAGCTGCTGGGCGGTGATGCGGAATGAGCAAGTTCGAGGTCATAAGCGGCGTAGAGGGATGCTGCCTTGCGCTCGACGATACGCGCATCGCGGGGCCGAAGCCGTGGGGCGGCGGAACCGTCATCCACGCCTGGGAAACCGACAAGGAGTACAAGGCCGTCGATACGCAAAGCCGATGGTTCCAGCTCTTCGGCACGCCAGAGCGGGCGGCGCAAACAATGGCGCTGCAATGCTTCGGCGCGGCATCGGAGGCATGCAATACGTGCGTGTTCGACGAATGCGACGGGAAGTTGCGCAACAGCGGAGCATACCCGACCGTTTACGACGCGCTTCTGGAATGGCTGATGAAAGGGGATGCGTGATGTGCGATTACTGCAAGCCGTGTGGGACGGCGATTGATGACGATTATCCAGTGTTCGAGGACATGTTCGACTGCTATCCCGTCGAGTGCTGCGAGGTCATGTGCTACACGGCGAACCACGAGGTCTACCTGGTTCGTCATGCGGTGGATTGGTATTTGGCGCTCGTGAACGGCTACGACGGCACGGGCAGTACGGTCAGCGTGAGTGCATGCCCGATATGCGGACGCGATTTAGGGAGTGATGCGGAATGAGCAAGTTCGAGGTCATAAGCGGCGTAGAGGGATGCTGCCTTGCGCTCGACGATACGCGCATCGCGGGGCCGAAGCCGTGGGGCGGCGGAACCGTCATCCACGCCTGGG